CGCATCTCAACCTCGCCCTGCTGATCGTGTTGACCGGATCCCTAGTGTCTTCCGGCATGTGATGACCGTACACACTCTGAACTACCTCTACGGTATTCCCAAGTGTTTTTGCGACGAGGAATAGGCTCACCCCGTTGCGGAGCATGATGGTCGCGGCCGTGTGCCGAAACACATGCGGGTGAATGTCTTCTAGGTTGGCCGCGGTCTTGACAGGCCCCAGGGCCTCGTAGATCTTCCGGGGGCTGTCCAGCACGAACTCCGTCGTCCGCTCGTCCCACGCCCGCCGCAAGACCGGCAGGAGGGCGTCGGATATCGCCACGGCCGCGCGCCGCTTCGTTGTCTGTTCCCGCCCCTCCGGCAGGAAGTTGATGACCCGCGTTTCGAAGTCGACCTGGTCCCAGCGCAACTCCTCGATCGCCCGGCGCCGCGACCCGGTCTCCAGCGCGATCCACATGAACCGCTCGACGCGGGACAGGCGGTTCCCGACCCGCAGGGCCGCAGCCGCCGCGAACAGCCGGTCGATCTCCTCGTCGCGCAGCCAGCGCGTCCGGCCCTTGCCGGATTCGGGGAGGTCGAGCTCCTCCAGGTCGGGGAGGGCGGTCGACAGCAGCACCCGCTTCTTCACGGCGAAATTCCAGGACGCGACGAGATACCGCAGCTCGAGGGCCACCGTGGTTGTGGACGATTTGTACCCTATCGAACCAGTCAGGCGCTTGTGGGTGTACGTCTCGATGTCGGACGCTGAAACCGACTTGGGCGACATGGTACCAAAGTAACGCTCCAGGTTCTTCCAGCACCGCTTCGGGCTGACCGTGTCCACCATCTTCGGGAAGCGGCGCTTCTCGTAGACGGCCCAGATCTCCTCGCAGGTGAGGTTGCCGGGCGCCGGCCCCTCCTGCTCCATCAGGAGCCACTGGCCAAGGAAGACCTTCGCTGCAGCCAGATCCTTCGTGCGAGTGCTGACGCGCTTGCTGCGTCGGCCTTCTGTCCAGTGGACGTAGAAGACGCCGTCGTCGGATTGTTTGAGCTTGGGTGCCGACATTTCATACCCTCCAGGTAAGCATCAAGGTCTGCGCGATCGATGAGGACAGGACGGCCGGGGAGATAGGGGAGGCGACCAGAGAGGCGGAGCCTCTTGATCTTGGAGGTGGAGCAGCGGAGTTCTTCCGCGACCTCCTGCTCAGTCAAGAAACTCATCCGAGGACGCTGTCGTCCTGCTCCAGCAGCTCGGCGATCTTCACCGCCGTGCTCATGCTGACGAGCCGGTTCACGCGCAGCCACACCTTGCCGGGAGCCGCGGTCGAGGCCCGCATCTCGAAAGCAGGCTGATCGTTGTCGATCGCGCTCTCGACGATGTTGGGGAGGAGCTCCTCGGCCTTCATGCCGAAGCACGCGGCCAGCTTCGCCAGATTGACCGGCGTGTCTGGCGAGATCGGACTGGGTCCAGCCCCGCTGGACCATCAATCTGTAGACGCGGCGCGCGAACTCCTCCTTCGTCAGATGCTTCGGTGTCAGCCCCCTGCTGCCGTTGTCTGCCACGGTCCCCACCCCCAGGTGCTCGCCGATATGCGTCCTAACCATTGTGGTCTACTCCCTAAGCGTTCTGCCCTCTGTATGTCACTATGTGGGAGGGTACGTACCTCTGTCAACCATACTGTATGTCGGAATTTGTTGATGATGGGTTGACACGCTTTTGACACACTGACAGGTTGTCTGTACCAACCATGAGCGGAGCACCGATACCCGTGTTTGACGCGCAGCGGTTCATCGCTGATCACTTCAAGCATCACAGTCGCATACGACCGTTTCTGAAAAGTTACGGGCTCGCGGCCCCCGACGCGGCGACAGTAGAGAAGTGGTACTACCGTAACTCCATTCCCGCTGTCTGGTTAGTGACATTGTTGGTTGCGTTAGAGATGGACGAGCGTAAGCCAATATCACTCGCACCCTATCTGCTATTCCCCGGAGGGTAGCCGCAAAATGCTCAACGAAAACGAGGCTCAGTACTTCTGGAACACGGTTTCAGAGGCAAGACAGTCTCTCCGCGACAGACTGTCGCTGGACGAGACCGAACCGATCCTGGATGAGCTTGAGGGCATCGCCCTCAACGCCGACTACCAGCCCTTTCGTGTCGCCGCCTGGCGCATGTACGGGGAGATCCTCCGCATTCACCAGAGAGAGGTTATCGATGCTCATCGTCGGCGTGGACCCGGGATGTTACGGGGCCCTGGCGTGGCTGCATGCGGGCTCGCTTGTCCGCATCGAGGACATGCCGATCCTGAAGATCAGGAGAGGCAAGACGGACAAGGCTGAAGTCGATGGATACTTGTTAAGTAGGATGTTGTCGGATCGTAAGGCCGACCTTGTCCTAATCGAACAGGTTGGCGGCCTACCTGGGCAGTCAGCGTCCGCAGCGTTCAATTTCGGACGAGCCGCCGCATCCGTGGAATATCAGGCAATGGCCTTCGGGATGAGGGTCGAGCGGGTCGCGCCTCAGGTCTGGAAGAAGGCCCTGCGCCTCAATCCAGGCAAGGACGCGGCCCGCGCAATGGCCGCGCGGATGTGGCCGGCGAAGGCCGGCCTGTTCGCGCGGGTGAAGGATGATGGCCGAGCGGAAGCCGCCTTGATCGCGGAGTACGGCCGGCGAACCTACGGAGAGACACATGTCGGAGCCAGCGTCTTCGCCTAAGTGTGAGCTGTGCGGGGCCACGATCGCGGGCAATGGCGTCTGCCCGCGGCGACAGTTCGTAGACAGCAACTACGCCTATCCGCCCGGCTGCGCGAAGTACCCCTCGTCGTTGGGGGCGGCGGTGAAGGACGAGCCAGGTTCGAAGTTCGACGGCGACAAGATCCGCACGGACTTGCTTCCGGTCGAAGCCCTTGAGGGCGTGTCGGCAGTCCTCAGTTATGGCTCGAAAAAATACGGCGACCGTAACTGGGAGAAAGGTATGTCATACAGTCGGCCCTACGCCGCTTGCCTCCGGCACCTGTTCGCCTGGTGGCGCGGCGAGGACATCGACCCCGAGACCGGTCTGTCTCACCTCGACCACGCGCTCTGCTGCCTGCTGTTCCTCTCCACCTTCGTTAAGCGGAGGGTAACCACGTTCGACGACCGGCCGCATTTTCGCGGTTGACATGTAGGATGACACGCCCAACACTGACATACGTATCCGAACTGATTTGCTTCTCTGACTACCAAGGCTTCCCTGATGTCCCTCGTCCCTGCACAGATCGAAGGTGCGCGCTTCCTCGCTTCAAGGCGTGCCGCGGGGCTGTGGGACATAGGCGGCTTCGGGAAGACGGCCCAGGCGGTGGCCGCCACCGACATGGTCTTCGCGAGGAAGATCCTGGTGGTGACCACCGCCTCGGCGAGGGCGAATTGGCTGCGCGAGTTTCGGATGTGGTCGGCTTTTCCCCGATCCGGCGCCGCGATCTACACGACAAAGGAGAAGGTGCCGCAGGCCGACGTCATCGTCGTCGGGTGGTCGAACGTCATCGCGTCGGAGATCAAGGCGCAGCTCGCTGCCCGACATTGGGATGCCCTGATCCTCGACGAGGCCCACAAGGCGAAGTCTCTCCAGGCGAAGGCCACTCAGACGGTCTACGGCGCGCTGGCGCCGCGGGCGAGGCAGGTGTGGTGCCTGACAGGCACGCCGTGCCCCAACGCCCCGAACGATCTCTACCCCATGCTCCGAACCCTGTTCCCGGAGGCTCTAGAGGGCCGGAACTACGACGGCTTCCTCGCTCGCTACTGCGTCACGAAGCCCCGCTTGATCGGCGGCCGGTGGATTGAGGTGGTGACGGGCGGCAAGAATGAGGACGAGCTCTCGGAGAAGCTGAAGCCCTTCTTCCTGCGCAGGAAGACCGAGGGTCTGCCGGGTATCCGCTACTCCGTCTACCCGCTGCGGGCCGACAACCCGAAGATCCTGCGGGAGGCGGAGGCCGACGTGGACGCGCAGGCGATCCTCGATGCGGCCGAGACCGGCGACACGCGCGAGCTCGAGATGCACCTGGGCCCGCTGCGCCGGATCACCGGCCGGTTGAAGGCCCACGCCGTGGTCGACCTCCTGAAGGAGGAGTTCGAAAACGGTCTCGACAAGATTGTGCTGTTCCACTGGCACACGGAGGTCGGGAGGATCCTGCGAGAGGGTCTTTCTGCGTTCGGTGTTGTCGGAATTGACGGAAGCGCCGACCCACACGCCCGACAGGACGCCGTCGATCTGTTTCGGACCCGAAACGATATCCGCGTCTTCGTCGGCCAGATCGCAGCCGCGGGCGAGGCCATCACGCTCACCGCGGCCAACCAATGCCTCTTCGTCGAACCGAGCTTCGTCCCTAAGGACATGGCCCAGGCGGCGTGGAGGATCTACCGGCGGGGACAGACGCGCCTGTGTGTCTGCCGGATCGCTGCCCTAGAGGGCAGCATCGACGAGGCGCTTATGAGCCTGGTTCGACGCAAGGTCGCGTCGATCGTTAAAATCCTAGGAGACGACACCCCATGACCGTCAACATCACGATTTCCGGTGCCACCGCGGCCGAGGCCATGGCCGAGTTCGAAGACCTGGCGATGGCGTTCCTGCGGAACCGGATCTCCCGCGAGGACCAGGAGGCCGCCGTCAAGTTCGTCCTTGACGCGGAGGCGCAGCGGGCCGAGCCCGTCGGCGTCGAGACCATCACCGGCCCGAACCCGGCCGAGGAGAAGCCGAAGCGCACCCGCAAGACCAAGGCCCCCGAGGAGCGCCAGATCTCGTCCCAACCCGAGATGCGGGTCGATCCCGCCGAGGAGGCCCAGGACGAGGCCGACGAGGCCGAGGAGAGCGCTGCGGCCGCTCCGGCGGAAGAGGTCACCCACGACACCATCCGGCAGGCCCTGGGCCAGTACGGGAAGGTCTACGGCATGCCAGCCGTCATGGAGGATGGGCCGAAGCTGATCGAGTTCCCGAAGGTCTCCGACATCCCGGACGACCAGGACGCGCTGCAGGCCGCGCTGGGCCGCATCATGCAGGGCATCGAGCAGAACCCGTTCAAGCGGGCGAAGGAGGCGGCATGATTACGCGCCACCCGGTCTATCGCGATTACGGGGTGACACCAGACGGGCACGTCTACCGCGTCTCCCCGACCCTCAACCATCGAACCGTGCCATACCGCATCGGGTCGATACAAAGCGACGGCTACGTGAAGATCGTGCTTATCCACGGCGCTGCGCGGATCCAGACCTACGCCCACGTGCTGGTCGCCGAGACACTTCTCGGTCCGAGACCTAGCCCAGACCATGAGTGCGCTCACGGGAACGGCGTCAGGTCCGACAACCGCGTCAGCAACCTCCGGTGGGCGACAAAGGCCGAGAACACGGCTGACCGCTGGGGGCACGGCACGATGTGCGAAGGGGAGAAGCACAAGAATGTGAAACTGACCGAGGCCGCGGTTCTGGCGATCCGGTCGTCGCGTACGCCTGGCGCGAAGCTGGCGCGCGAGTTCGGCATCAGCGAAGGCCACGTCAATCGCGTGAAAAGAAGAGGCTCGTGGGCCCATGTCTGACCACGCGGGACGGGCCCACGCGACGTGGAGCGCTTCTTCCACGGCTAGAAACTGGGCGTGCCCCGGGGCGCTCACGTTGGCTTCGCGCATAGAGGACCCGCCGGAGAGTTTGGCTGCTGCGTGGGGGACCGCGGCGCACCAACTTTCCGAACGGTGCCTCAGATCGAAGACCGATCCGATGGACTACATCGGTGAGGTCGAGCAGACCAAGCTGTTCACCATAGAGGTCGATGAAGAGCTTGCCCAGGTCGCACAAGCGTATTGCGATTACGTCCGCGAAGCCTCCCGCGCCGCGGACTGGGTGAAGATCGAGGAGCGGTTCAGCCTCGACGCCATCAAGCCGCCCTTCGACGCCGGCGGGACCGCCGACGCCGTCATCTACACGTCGGCCCTGAAGCTGCTGGAGATCGTCGATCTCAAGGGCGGCCGCGGGGTCCGGGTGGACGCCAAGGAGAACCCGCAGGGCCGCACCTACGCCCTCGGCGCTCTCCTGGCCCATCCCGGCCTCGACGTCGACAAGGTGCAGGTGACGATCATCCAGCCCCGGGTGTCTCGCACTCCCAAGGTGGAGATCATCCACGTCGCCGACCTCATCGAGTGGGCCAACGACCTGAAGGCCAAGATGTTCCTCGCCGACCAGGCGAGGCGCGAGGTTCAGGTCTGCAGCCCCGACGTCTGGGAGGACCGCTGGCTCCGCCCCGGCGAGCACTGCAGCAAGACGTTCTGCCCCGCACTGGCGACCTGCCCGGCGGCGCGGAAAAAGGCGCTGGCGGAGGCCCGCGTCTGGTTCAGCCCGGAAGGAGACATGCAGCGCCCCAACAGCCCCGACACCTTCCCGCCGGAGGAGCTCGCCCGGATCCTCGACGCGGCGGACATGATCCAGGACTGGCTGAACGCCGTCCGCGCCTACGCCCACGCGCAGGCTGAAGGCGGCGTCGTCATCCCGGGCTACCAGCTCGCCGAGAAGCGGGCCACGCGCAAATGGTCGGTGCCGGAGACGGAGGTTCTGTCGACCCTCTTCCTCACCGCCGATCTGCTCCCCGACGACGTCTATGCGCCGCGGAAGCTGAAGACCCCGGCCCAGGTCGAGAAGATGCTGGGCGGGCCGAAGAAGGCGGGCAACGTGCTCGACGGGCTGTTCTCCAAGGAGAGCAGCGGCACCAATCTCGTCTCCACCACCAAGACTGACAGGCCGGCCGTCCGGCCTGCGGTTTCGCAGTTCTTCATAGCCGAAAAGGATGCCTGACATGGCTCGCTCCGAGAACCTGAAGACCCCGCTCTGCCGTTTCGCCTACACCCAGCACCTCTTCAAGCTGAAGAAGGACGACAACGGCAAGGAGAGCTGGAACTGCACCCTGCTGTTCCCGAAGGACACCGACCTCTCCGCCCTGAAGGAACTCGCCCTGGCCGCGGCCAAGGAGGAGTGGGGCGACAAGGCCGTGTCGATGCTGAAGGACGGCCTGATCCACAACCCGTTCCTCGACGGCGACGGCCCGCAGGGCAAGAACAAGCAGACGGGCGAACCCCACAAGGGCTTCCCCGGCACGACCTTCATCCGGGTCCAGTCCGGCAAGGACTTCCGCCCGAAGCTGGTCGACAACCAGGTGCTGCCGATCGCCTCCCAGGAGGACTTCTACAGCGGCTGCTATGGCTACGCCGTCGTGAACGCCTTCACCTGGGAGAACAAGGAGAAGGGCAAGGGGATCAGCTTCGGTCTCTCCATGGCCCAGAAGACCCGCGAGGGCGAGAAGCTGGGTGGCGGGGAGGCCAACCCCGAGCAGTACTTCCAGAAGGAAGCCGTCGAGGACACGGGAGCGGCTCCCGCCTCCACGAAGTCCGGCGCCGGCGCCGCAGGCCTTTTCGGCTGAGTGTTGTCTGAAACCGAGGGTGACGTCGGCCTACATGGCCGACGTCCCGACCACAGGAGACACCCATGAGCGAAGTCGGACACAACAGCGCGATCGCCGTCGACAAGGTCCGCGCCTACCTGGAGCGCGTCGAGCGCCTCGAGGAGGAGAAGGCCATCATCACCTCCGACATCCGGGAGGTCTGGGCCGAGGCCAAAGCCGAAGGCTTCTCGGTCAAATCGCTACGCCGCGCCCACGCCCTTCGTAAGCTGGAGAAGGAGGACCGCGCGATCCTGGAGCTCTACTGCGATGCTTTGGGGGTGTTCGGATGAGAACGCTTTCCGCCGAACTTCGCGCGATCGACCACCTGTCGCGCTCCTACGCCCTCACTCCGAACCAGGTCTTCCTGCTTCAGGTGTTCTGTCTCGTGCGCGCCGAGTTCGGCAAATCTCTCGCCGACTACGCCGACAGGGACGTGCTGCATCTGATGGCGGCAATTCGTCGAGGGGAGCTGTTTGGATGAGCACCCCGCAGCGACAACCCCGCTACTCCTGGAAGCCCTGTGACGACAGCAAGACCCGCGTCATGGGCGAGCCGCTCCACTGGTTCCGCTACGCCGAGATCTGGGATCACGTCGACAACGTCTGCGTCGGTTTCGTGACCGAGAAGAACGCCCCGTGGATGTGCCAGATCCTCAACAGGCAATACGAGGAGGATCTTCGCCGTGCCCACTAAGTTCGCAGAGGTGAAGAAGCTCCTCGAGCTGGGAGCCGACAACTACAACCAGATCGCTCTGGCCGTCGGCTGCACCCGCGGCTACGTCTCCAAGATTGCGATCTACGAGATGGGCCGCAAGAAGCAGAATCCGTACCAGCGCAAGGATCGGAACAAATCGACGCGCGATCCGATCCTGCTCATGCTGGCCGAGGCCTTCGACAAGAGCGGTCTCTCCTACCGCGCACTGGAGAAGAAATCCGGGGTCGGGAAATCCCAGATCCAGCGCTGGTTCGACAAGACCCAGTCTCCCAGCCTGCCCAGCGTGGTGGCCGTCGCCGAGGCCCTCGGCCTGCGGCTGACGCTGCTGCCGATCCATGACGAGAAGAACAAGCCCGTGCGCACGCGGGAGAGTGTCCGCTCCGTCGTCGAGCGGGCATGGGATGACTATGACCGTCGTGTCGGATCCCGCGGATGACGTCGGCCAATGAAAACTGGCTCCCGGTCGTGGGTTTCGAAGGCCTCTACGAGGTCAGCGACCACGGCCGGGTAAAGCGAAACGGTCGGATCCTCGCCCAGAGCCGTGCCGGCAGAACCCGAGCCTACGCGACGGTCAAACTCAGCAAGGCCGGCGTCGTGACCACGCACTACGTGCATCGGCTCGAGATGGCCGCGTTTGTCGGGCCTTGCCCGCCGGGGCATGAGGTCTGCCACGGCCCCGGCGGATCCCTCGACAACCGGCTCGACAACCTCCGCTACGACACCCCGCAGGAGAACCAGAGAGACCGCATCGCTCACGGCACCGACGATCTTGGGGAGAGAAACGCGATGGCGAAGCTCCGTACCGAGGACGTGCGGGCGATCCGGCGTTCCGTCGAGCCTCAGAGAGCCCTTGCCGCCCGCTACGGCGTCACACAGCAAGCCATAAGCAAAATCAAGAATTATCAGAGGTGGCCGCATGTCTGAGGCCCGTTTGGACTTTGAGACACGGAGCGACGTCGATCTCCGGACCCGCGGAGCGGGGCCCTACTTCGCCTCGCCCCATTTCCGGCCCCTGATCCTCTGCTACGCCATAGATGACGGCCCGATCCAGACGTGGACGTTCGGCCAGCCGTGCCCAGAGGATCTCCGCCTCCACATTGAGGGCGGCGGGTACATTCGGGGGTGGAACGTTAGTTTCGAGAGAAACTGCCTGAACGTGCTGGCCGAGCGCTACGGCTGGCCGCGTCCCGCGATCGACCGCTACCGCTGCACAGCCGCAGAAGCGGCCGCCATGAGCCTACCGCGGGCCCTGGCCGACGCAGCGGAGGCCCTGGGCCTCCCAGTCCAGAAGGACAAGCGCGGCTACAACCTGATCCGCAAGTTCTCGATCCCGCGCCGGCCGCGGAAGGACGAGCCCCCCGGCCTCTACTGGAACGAGCCGGAGGATCACCCCGAAGATTTCGCGGCCTTCATTCGATATTGCCAGATCGATGTCGAGGTCGAAGCCGCGGCCGCGGCCCGGATCGTCCCGCTCTCTGACTACGAGCACTCCGTCTACGTCTTCTCCGAGACCTGTAATGACAGGGGCATCCGAATTGACGTCAAGTCCGCCCGGGCGGCTATCGCGCTTGCCGAGAAGGCCAAGGCGGCTCTCGACCGAGAGATGACCCTGCTGACCGGGGGCTATGTCAGCGCCTGCTCGCAGGTGGCCCGCCTCGTCGAATGGATCCGCCAACAGGGCGTGGAGCTCACGTCAGCGGCCAAGGCCGAGATCCTCGAGGTGCTCGAGTACACGGACCTCCCGGACAACGTCCGCAAGGCCCTGGAACTCCGGCAGGAGGCAGCCAAGACCTCTGTGGCCAAGCTCCAATCGATGCTGGACCGGGCCAACGAAGACGGCCGCGTGCGAGGCTCCTTCCTGTACTGTGGAGCCGGTACGGGCCGCTGGACGTCGATGGGGGTGAACTTCGCCAACATGCCGCGGCCGCGAAAGGAATACGAGGAGGCCAAGCTCGACACCTCGGTTCTGTTCCAGGCCTTTCGCCGGGCCGACCCGGACCACCTCACCTTCCTCTACGGTCCGAAGCTGGGCAGGCCGTTGCATCTCCTGTCCGATGCCGTCCGAGGGTTCGTCTGGGCCGCTCCCGGGCACGATCTGGTGCAGGCCGACTTCACGTCCGTGGAGGGCGCCGTGATCGCCTGGTCCTCCGATGAGAAGTGGAAGGTCGAGGCGATGCGGGCGATCTTCGCGGATCCTTCCCTGCCGGACCTCTATCGGCAGACGGCCGCGCAGATCATGAACACGACGACGGACGTCATCACGAAGAAGCACCCGCTTCGGCAGTCCGTTGGCAAAGTTTCGGAGCTCGCCCTCGGTTTTGGGGGCGGAGTGGCGGCCTTCTACTCCATGTCCCGTGTCTACGGCGTGAAGCTCGACCCGCTCTATGGCCCAGTCTGGGAAACCGCCAGCCCAGAGAAGAGGGAGAAGGCGGTCCGGCGCTACGAGCGCTGCGTGCGGCTGGGCAAGGAGAGAACCGACGAACTGTCACGTGAGGCCTGGCTGGCGTGCGAGCTCATCAAGGTGGGCTGGCGTGAGAACAACCCGGCGATCACTGCCGGCTGGGGCCTGCGGGAGCAGGCCGCAAGAGCTGCGATCATGGAGCCGGGCGCTCAGATCGAAGCCCTGAAATTCACCTATTTGGTCGCCCACGGCTTCTTGTGGTGCCGCCTGCCGTCAGGCCGCTGCCTAGCCTACGGTTCGCCGAAGCTCCGCGACCAGGTCTGGGCTGAACGGAAGCTAGACGACGGATCCTGGGCCGATGCGGAGGTCACGGATCGGAAAGAGGCGGAGGCCCTCGAGATGAAGGGCCTAGCGCGCATCAAAGGGGAGACGACACCCAGTATCACGGCACTGGGCGTCAATTCCGTCACGAAGAAATGGGAGCGCTTCCACGTCTACGGGGGTCTCCTCGCGGAGAACGACACCCAGGCCACGGCCCGGGATCTGCTTGTCCACGGGATGCTCAACTGCGAGCGCCACGGGTATCCGATCGTGGCGCATGTGTACGACGAGGCCATTGCCGAGATGCCGAAGGGGGTGGGGTCGGTCGCAGAGTTCGAAGCGATCCTCTGCGACCTCCCGGAGTGGGCCGCCGGCCTGCCTCTGGTGGCGGCCGGTTGGCGGGGCAAGCGGTACAGGAAGGACTAGGTGGTGATCTCGCCGAAGAGCGTGTACTTGCCGGTGACGTCGGAGACGACGCCGCCGCAGGCGTACTGGCCGGCGCTCTTGACCTTCGACCCGTAGGTCTCGGCCGCCTGGCCGGAACCGGCGGTGAAGGTCGGGACGCCGGCGCCGCACTGCTTCCAGAAGCAGTTGAAGCCCTTCTCGATCCCGGTCACCGTGACCGTGATGTTGGAGGCGCTGGTGAACCGGATGCCCTTGCCGTTGTAGCTGGCGTCCAGGGTCAGCGTCGTCCCGGTCACGTCCACCCACACGATGTCGTTGTTGTGGATGCCCAGACCGCCGAGATCGGCGTCGTCGCCGTCCGGATTGAAAACCGCGATGAAAGCCGACATCGATGTGCTCCTAGCTGCTGATGGAGAAGGCTACGCTCGTCGCGTCGTATGACGTCGAGCCGTTATTGTTCACGCGCACGTCGGCAGTGTCGCCCGAGCTGAGGCTCAGGGAGACCGTTCCCGTGACCGGAGAACCGGGAGAGATCGTCTGGGACCAGACCGAGACGCCGTTCTTCAGGATGGCGGCCGCCACCCCGTTGCTGTTCATGTCCGGCACCTGGAACGAGTAGGAGGCCGTGCAGGCCCCGATGTTCCGCGGCGCCGTGTAGCGGGCCTGCGCGTCGTAGGCGCTCTCCGGGTGCATCGCCACCTGCTCGATGCGCAGGTAGGAGCCAGGGAGGCCCTTGTAATAGTAGTAGCCGTTGTCGACCTGGCTGAGTGCCGTCAGGGCACCGCCGGAGATCGCCCGCGCGTAGTAGCTCCAGTCGGCGCTGTAGAAGTCGTCCGCCAACGAGGTGATGATCGGGGACGCCGAGATGACGACGTTCCGGCCCATCTTCACGCCCTCGAGGACGATGGGGTCGGAGCCGATCGTCGCCGGCTTCGCGATCAGCTTGCCGGAGGCGTCCCGCACGGTGACGTCGGCCCCGATCGTGACCGGGTGGCCGGTTCCCCAGATGATCCAGGTGTCGCGGCGCTTGTAGGCATGGAGGCCGTTGTCCAGCAGCGTCTGGCGCCGGAAACGGCCCGTGCCGTTGCGCAGCTTGCTGGACATGAAGCGGGCCGCGTCACGGACGGAGTAGGGCACCCCGGAGCTGTTGTAGAGGCCCCAGTCGGGGAACGACCCGTCGCTCCGGAGGAGATACAGGATTGCCGTGTGGACGTCGAAGCTGTCGAGGATGGTGACAGCCTTGGTGAACCATCCGGGCGTCAGGTCGGGACCGCCGAACTCCGTGACCCAGAGCTCCTTATCCCCGATGATGCTCCGCAACTCCGCGAGCCGGCCTTCCCAAGTCGAGATCGCGTCGTAGGGATGGATCGAGCACGCGTCCATGTAGGCGAGCGCGCCGTTGTCCTTCAGGGCCTGCCAGAAAGGAGCGGCGATGAGGACCGTGGCACCGCCGAGCACCTTCACCTCAGGCCGCACCGCCTTCACGGCGTCATAGGTCTTTTGGCACAGCGTCTTGTAGTACCCGGGCTTGTCGCCGGCGAAGGTGCCCGTCGTCCAGGTGCCACCGTTGATCTCGTTCCAGACCTCGACGGCCTTGATCTGCGGGTAGTGACTGACGACCGCAGCCGCGTAGTTGCCGAAGGCCGTCTGGGCTGCCGAGGTGTACGGAGTGATGTTTGGGCCGTCGTAAAGACCAGTCGCCGCGTAGAAGTCCGCCGTGAACAACACCTCGATCGGACGCGTGCGTCCTTTCAGTGTGTTGATGTAGGGGAAGTTGGCGAAGGTGTAAACCCCCGCCGACGTTTCAGTCGCGTCCCAATAATGTTCATCTCGACAGATGGTGAAACCTGCCTGATCAAGCAGTGCGGCCGTGCCCGTCACATCCCATCCCTGAGCGATGTGTGTCTGGGCGCCGAGCCGCATCTGCGAAGCGCTCCCTGCGTCACGGAAGAGGAACTGCCCCTCCGAGTACCGCATGGAGAACTCACCTTGGATACTGTCGTGGGTGAGGCGGAACCCATCATCGGCTTCGATGGTGACCTCGTAGAGACGGCCGGTCTCGTCCGAGGTCGTGGCCCCGGTGATATCGTAGCCCTGCGCGATGTAGAACTTGCCGTTGAGGATGTCGAAGGAGAACCCGAACGAGGTCGTGGTGAACTCGAACAGGATGGGGAAGTTGGCCCCGTCCGTAGTCGTGCGGATGCGGGTCGTGTATCCACCTGAACCGTTTGGTACCGCCGTCAAGACGTAGACCGTGCCGTTGTATTTCTGGATATCGCAAGCGCGTTCGCCAGTATCGAACGTGATCTTGGTGGGGGAGGTGAAGTCAGTTTCGCAGACGTATAGGTGCTTGGCGTCGGTCTGGTGGTCTACCGATTGAGCGCCGACAACGTAGATGAACTTGTTGTTCACCTCGGCCCACGCACGAAGCAGCATCGTCGTCTGGCTTTCTCCGTTACCGGGAGCAAGATCGATGTTGTGCTTCGCGATAGTGGACCCGTTGTACTTGTACGGATACCAAGCGGGAGTGAAGGTTGACGGAGGTGTAAAGGTGTAGCCGCCCGTACCGTTCGTGGACATCCACAGTTCTCCTCCAAAGGAGAAGAGCTTGTAGATGCGTGAGACTAGTGAGCTAGTTGGGACGGTGGTCCAAGTGGCGCCAAGGTTATCTGAGTAAGCAAGACCGTCTCCAATGGTTCCACCGCAAGCCCATACCTTTCCGTTGTGCCAACACAGATCGTAGCCATGCTCCCCGAATGGGAGCACTTCCGTCTTCGACCACGAGCCGCTGGCGTACTTGTAAAGCCACTGGTTGCTGCCACCTGCGTCCTTGTCGCCGCCAGCGGCCCACAGCTCCCCGTTGATCTCTCGGAAGGTGAAGATCTGCTCGTCGGAGTTGGTGTACTCGATCGTCGAGGTCTCGGTTGCGGGATCGTAGGACACCATTCCGCTGCCCGAGTTCGGGTTCGGACCAGTGTTGTTAGCGTTACCGTTGGCGACCCAGATCTTCCCTTCCCACGCCTTCACGAACCACGGATTGCGCGGGTAGTATGACGACGGGAACCGGGTCGCCGCCGGTATCCCGCAGTCTTTGACTGTGATCCGCGCGAGGTCTGGCATCAGGGCGTGCCCCAATAGGATTGTGCGGAGGACCGGCAGGTTGACGCGTCCGTGCCGCTGATGGCGCCATTGAAGCAGACGAGTTCCGGTATCCAGCCGTCAAAACCAGTGGAAACGTAACCGGCCCCGATGATCGTGGCCCCACGGCCCTGTGTACCGATGCTTCCGCTTATGACGTTGGAGCCACCATCGATGGACAGGGACGACGACGCATTGTTGAACACCCCAACAAGACAGTGTGCTTTTGTGGTGTCTGTGGTTCCGCCATTGGCCGGGCTCCCGCCATTGTACATCTGGTAGTCGGTTGACCCGCCGTAACCGAGCAACATACGCGGGCTGATGGCAGAACCATCGAGAAGGTGCGCGCCGGCCACATAGGAGTTGAACCGGGCGACCATGTAAACCGACACCGGGATGTCCTGCGTCGAGGAAAAAGCGAGCCGCTGGTTGCCGCCCGTCCACCGCAAGGACGGCTTGCTGTTGATCGTGTAGTTCGTGCCAGAAGCGACAAGGGGAGGCTGGTCACCTGGAGTTGACTGGGTGGCGTTGACGCCATTGCCAGATTGGTCATACCACGTCGTCACCAGTCCATTGTTGGCACCCACGAAGGATGCAAGGGACACCGTGTCGAGTTCGTTGCCGCTGAACCCGATGTCCTGCTCCGCGTTGTCGTTCGACCGACGCACCCGGATCGCACTGCCGGAGTAGGCCGTGCGCAGCTTGCGGGTGCTGTACGCGCAAGCCACGTTGGACAGGCCGTCGAGAAGTAGACCACCACCACCACCACCACCACCACCACCCCCACCACCGCCACCGCCAGACCGCGCCAGACCGAAAGGGATCAAGAACATGGCGATCGTTCCTTGTGCAGGCCGGGCTTCAAGCGAGCCAGGCGTTGAGGTCGTTCTTCATGAAGGTGACTTCGGCCGCGCTGACGGAGCCCACGGCCACCCAGCACTTACCCAGGATCATGTCGGGGCAGGGCCCGCCGAAGGGCGTGACCGTCCCGAAGCCCATGTTCCCGGAGCCGGCACCCGAGGAGATTATCCAGGCCTTCATGCTGGACGCTGCGTTCAGGCGGCCTGTGATCGCTGCCATCAGAGCACCCGCTTCTGGGTGACGCCGATGTTCAGCTTGCCGCCGGCGCTGTTCTGGATCACGGCGATCTTGGTCCCGGCGACGACGTCCATGTACTCGACGATGCCGGAAGGCAGGAAGATCGCGTCGGCGGCGTCGGCCGCCGCCGTGGGGTTGGCCCCGAAGGCCAGCCAGCAGTCGGTGGTGGCAGCCAGGCGGACGGTGACGTCGGCGCCGGGGGTCGCGCCCGCCGTGCCGATGACCGAGCTCTGGGTGCTGGATCCAGAGACCGTCTTGGTCTCGGCGCTGACCACGCGCAGGGTGGTGGGTTCGCCCATAGTCGGCCCTCGGTGAAATCCGGGGCCGACAATAGCCGAAACGTCCTACAACATCAAACGTTGTATCAGGCCTTGCCGCGGCCGATCTCGACCCAGGAGCCGGAGTAGCCCCGCAGGACCAGGTGGTCGCCGGCCGCCATGGAATAGTCGACGCCGCCCGCGAGCCTGATGTTCGTCGAATGGGTGACGGTGATCGAGCCGGCAGCGCGGAGCGTGATGATCCGTCCGTTGATCTGCTGCGTGAGCTGCAGGGAGGCCGTGGCCGCAGCGCCCGTGCCGCCTCCACCCGTGAAGGAGATGGTGGGCACCGAGTTGTAGCCGGAGCCGTAGTTGTCGATGAAGACGTTGGCCAGGGTGCCGTCGCGCTGGATCCAGGCCGTGGCCGCGGCCCCGGATCCGCCGCCGCCCGTGAAGACCACGGTCGGGTTCGACGTGTAGCCGGAGCCGCGGTTGGTGAGCTTGACCGCCGTGATCGTGCCGCCGCGCCGGTTGACGGAGTAGGGGCGGATCAGGGCGATGGTGCTCTGCGACCCGGGGGAGACGCTGATGTAGTCGATGCCGTCCGGCGGAACGAGCGTCGTGGAATTCAGGACGTAGCCGGAGTAGTAGGGGAAATAGCCCTCGGCTGCGTTGTCCGCGATGTCGCAGCTATTGCTCTCGACGACGAACATCGCGTCGTTGATCGAGCCGCCGGCGATATTCCCCTTCACCGTGACGTCCGACACGTCCTGGACGACGACCAGGGGCCGCTGGTTCGTGTTGGCGCAACGCAGGACGTTGTTGAGGAGCCGGATGTAGCGGGCGTCGAGCGGGAAGCCGTAGACGGCGCTCGCGCTGTCGCCGCGGGGCACGTAGAGCTGGTAGCCGCCTGTCGTCGACCCGTTGTCCTCGCAGAAGTTGCCCTCGACCGTGACGTGCTGGGCGGCGCCGACAGAGATGCCAGAGCCGTTGGCCCCAGAGCTGTTCACGCCGTTCCGGCGGACGTGGTTGCCCTTGATGATGGATCTCTCCATCCCGCCGGCGTCGATGCCGAAATAGGCGTTCTCCTCGCAGATGTTCCCCTCGAGCAGGCTGTCCTCAGCGTTGGCGAGGATGCCTGCGTAGACGGTTCCGTTGCCGCCGTTGAAGCGGCAGGTGTTGCCCTTCACCACGGCGTTCTTGGCCTGGACGACGATCCCGTACAGGTCGTTGTGGTGGCAGGAGTTCTCCGCCAGGATCACCCCGTTCACGGGGTGGAAGCCGTTCCCGTAGACGGGCGCCGAGGCCGTGCCCGAGACGCGGAAGCCCTTGATCGCGATGCCGGAGCCGTCATTGTTGAAGCAGTGGTTCCGGGCGATCACCAGGTTGACGATCGTGTCGGGCTGGGGCGAGGCCGCGTTGTTCTCGATCTGGATGCCGCTGTCGCCATTGCTGTAGCTGGCATTGTCGAGGATCGAGAGATTGCCCGCCGACGTCGCGATGTAGATGCCGGGGCTGTCGCAGCCCGTGACCCGGTTCCGGGAGATGCGGGACGAGGTGTTCTGGGCATCGTCTATCGACGAAGACACCGTGATGCCATTGCCGTAGCCGGCCGCGTTCAGGGCGTCCTTGAAGATGCAGTCCTCGACGTCGAACGAGTAGCAGGACTGCGAAATCGTCAGGCAGGTGGCGCCGACCGAGTTGTTGGCCTTGTTGCCGTCGAAGGTGATCCCGGAGACCCGGAAATTGTTCTTCCCGAGATAGGCCACCATGTAGTTGGCCGCGGCGCCGGCCTTGCGCTTCAGAACCGTGGTGCGGACGTTGTCGCCGACCAGGGACACGTTGCTGGCGCCCAGCACGCCATCGACGACGTAGATGCCCGGCGGGAGGCGGAGGTCGCCGCCGCCTGCGAGCGCCAGCGCGGCGATGGCGCGGTTGAGGGCGGCCGTGCAGTCCGTGACGCCATCGCCCACGACGTCGAACGAGGACAGGGTGGAGATGGTGGCGTCGGCCACCTGCAGCGAGAGGTAGGTGCCGGCCAGCCACGGGAAGCCCGTGCTGTTGGTGATCGTGACGGACGAGGAGCCGAAGCTGGCGGAGAACTTGCCGCTGGCCAGGGGGTAGACGTCGTTGTTGTCGACGACCAGGACGTGGCTGAGAGCCCCCGTGGCGAGCTTGTCGACCGTCACGCCGGGTGGGTAGTTGATGGCGACGGAGCCGCTGTTCGCGACGTCGGTATTCAGCCTGCCGGCAATCACAGCCATGAGTGTCCGTCCATTGTCGGTCGCGGTTGAAACTGCGACCGACAATAAGCCAAGCTTCCGACAACATCAAACGCCGAGATGGGGGAACTCGTCCTCCGGGCGTCTCTGGGCGTGCCACTCCTCGGACTGCCGGTCTGCCTCCGCCCCGAGACGGACAGCGCACCAGAACCAGAAGTTGAGGAGGAGGGAGGCTGCGGCGACGACGATGGCCGTCGTCCACCAGGGGTTGTCCGTGATCCAGGCGATCATTTGCGTCTCTCCGGCTTGACGAGGATCCTGGCGTGGCATTCCGGGCACCAGGACGATCCCGGCTTCACTGGGCGGCCGCAGTAGAGGCCGAGGCGCTCACCGGGCCCCCATGTCGGCCTGCGGCACTGGTTGGGGCGGGCGTCGACCAGGGCCACGCCGACCGGCTCCGGGTAGAGCTCCTGCTTCAGGTCGCGGACGCCGTCGTAGAGGGCCGTCCTCCCCTCCCGGGCGGCCTCCCGCAGCTTCGCGACCTTGACGGTGTTGAAGGTGAGCGGGTTGCGCTGGCGGGGCTTGGCGGCGACCCGCCGATCCGGGTGGTTGTTGGCGAGATGCTTCCAACTGATCCCGTGCCTCTGGCAGTAGCCGAGGAGGGTGTTGCGGTTGACGCCGAGGCGGGCGGCGAGCTCGCGGGACGTCATGCCCAGGGTCACGCCCTCGACGATCCTGGCGTGGTGCTCCGCGAGGGTCTGGCCGGGTGCTGCGCTCATCCCTTGGCCCTCACGGTCTGGTGGTAGCGGATCTCGCTGGGTGCCCGGCAGCGCTCGTCGGTGCGCCACTGCCAGCGGCCGGCGCAGACGGCGTCATTGCTTCTGGAGCCCGCCCCGACAGATGGGGAAGCCGGCCGCGAAGGGGTCTGGGCCGGTGGCTTGCTGGGCGCCGGTTTCGACGGCGGCGAGCTTGGCTGCGGCGACGTTGGCTTGGTGGGCGTAGTAGGCGATGGCGTGGAGGGTGGCGAAGACGGCGGCGAGGGTGACGTAGGTCCGCATCCGGGTGCTCCATGTTTGCTGCCGGCGAGGGCCGGCCCTGCTGCGAGAAGAATGACCAGGGCTGCTGTGGCGGTGCGTCTCATGTGGCGTCCTCTGCTTGACGTTGTATGTCAAAGCTGACATACATGTCGGGCGACGTCAACAGACAAGAGGCCGACATGGCTAACGCCAAGCGAAAGAAACCGAGGAAGCGGAAGCCCCGCACCTACACGACGAAGAACAGCCCGGTGGCGCCGCGCACCATCACCACGATGCGGCTCCCCAACGACCTCCTCGCTCTTCTGAAGGAAGAGGCCGAGCGGCGGCAGCGCTCGCGCTCCAGCCTCATCGAGGAGGTGCTGTACGACTTCGTCCGCCGGGCCAAGATCCTGCCGTCGGTGTTCGGCTGACATGGCCACGATCGACGACATCCGCGCCGGCCTCCCGATGCTGGGAGTGGCCGTCTACGCCCTCGAGCCCGGCGGGCCCGTCACGCTCGAGATCCACGCACCGAACGAGGAGGGTGGGACAGACATCTTCACCTGGGTGGCGATGTCTGAAGCCGAGGCCATCGACCTCGCCTTTCCGCCTCCACCACCCCGCGCCCAACCGACCGTCTTCGACTGAGGAGCAGACAATGAAGCGACACATCTTGGCCGCGGCGGTCATTCTGACAGCCGCCCCCGCCTACGCCCACGACATTTACATGAACGTCTACGAGGGCAACGCCCCCAAGACCGAGCCGCAGCGCCGGCTCTGCTGCGGCGGACACAAGGACCACGGCGACTGCGAAGGCATGAGCTATGACCAGATGACCGAGGTGCCCGGTGGCGTCCGGCTCCTGTCCAAGCGCTACAACGCCGTCGTCTTCGTACCGCAGAGCCGCATCACCTGGGACGTGCCCAGGGACGGATTTTCCGGGGAGGCGGCCGACCCCCAGAACACCCATCCGATCCACTGGTGCGGGAAACCGCGGCCGAGCGGCTGGGCGCCGGACGAGCGCAACCCCGATCCGAATTGGGTCACGTTCTGCATCTTCATCGCGCCGGGAGGAGTGTGAGATGACCACCACACCAAAGCTCGTAGCCGACGACATCGAGAGGCTGTGTAAGCGGTTGGAGGCCCCCATCGGCTATGGCGGACAGAACAGCGAGGATGGATACGAGATCCACGACAAGTTGCGGCTCGAGGCCGCCGCCGCGCTGCGCAGGCTGGCGGCAGAAGCAGCAAACGCCACCCAGTACGCAGAACGTATCATTGGCCTGAATGGTGAGTGTGCAGCAGCGAAAGCGTTGAAGGAGGTGTGGGAAGCCCGCGCCACCGCCGCTGAGGCCAACTACCTCCGTGTGTGGAACGAGCGCGATGCAGAACGGCGCAGGGCGGAGGCCGCCGAGGCCCGCGTCTCAGGGCTTGAAACGCTCGCCAGAAAGAACGCCTCCACGATGGAAGCGCAGCGGATGAGGTTTTCCGAGATGGGCAAGCATCACGGTGAACTGGATATCGCGATTGCCGAAACCCGCGCCGCCCTCGACAGGAGCACGCCATGACACCCATGGAGCGAGCGCGGGAGATGGTTGATTGCCACATCATCCACGAGGACCAACTTCCGGCCATCGCCTCCGCCCTTGAGGCCGAGCGCCGGGCGGCGCTGGAGGAGGCGGCGGAGAAGGTGCTCGCCATCGCAAACCGTGGTGGTCTCGATCTTCTTTATGCCGTCCGCAAGGCCATCGGCTGGACGGACAAGCATGCGCTATCGCTGCTGCCGGACGAGTGCGCGCGACTGAAGAAAGCCGCTGTCCGCAATGCGCCGATCTGGCCTGGCAAAGATTTCGATCACTCTCAACCCGGCGGTTTCGACGGCCCGACAGGAGCGGACTGACATGGCATCCCTTGGCGACCTGACCGACGAACTGGTCAACCTCACTCAGTTTTGGAACGACCACGAGGATATTCCGAAATCGCAGCAGCGTTGCTGCCGAGCCATTGGGCAGAAGCTGCACGAGGCTGGCGGCTTCCGGTACATGACCGACGCCTATTACCACGCCAAAGCGCGCAACAGGCACGTTGCTGTCATCCAAGCTTACTGGGACGGCATCGGCGACTGGAGGTGGTGATCGTGGCGATCGTCACTAGCCAGCGGCAGGCGTCGTCGGAAGAAATCGTCGCTGAGATGGATCGGCGTGGGCTTGTCATCCAACAGCTTGAGGAGCTTCGCGACCGGCTTTGCGACGACATCAAGACACTTCGCGACGATGTCGAGATGGAGAAACGCGTCCGTGAGGAATGGCGGCAGCGGTGCGAATGGGCCCTGCGGTGTGCAGAAAAGGGGAAAAGCATGAACACCCGCAAAGAGCAATGGTGGGAGAGCCCGCTGCGATTTCTCATCTGGATGGCCCTAATACCATTCATCGCTATCCCGATCGTCTGGTGGTTCGTCACCGTCGCCCGATGGCTGGGAGCAATCCGATGACAAACTCATTGGTCAAGCTACTCCGGCAATGCGCCCGCGAAGACGTCGGCGGCCCGCCTGAAGCCAATGTGATGTGGGAGGCCGCGGACAGGATCGAAACGCTGGAGGGCGCTCTGCGTCACGCTGAAAGAGGGGAAGACATGAACATCGAAACAATAGCCCGCATCATGGCTGAGTGGTGCAACGGTGGATCCTGGGACAGGGACTTCACCGAAGAGCAGAAGGCCTACTGGCTGCGCAAGACGCCGGAGGCCCTGCGCGCTCTGAACGAGGCGGGGTTCGCCGTGGTGCCGAGGGAGCCGACGTTAGAGATGTCGGCGGCCGGACGCGTGCAGTTCCGGCACTATTGCTTCCGGCACATGGAAGGTCACCCCGCCGTGTGGGAAGCGATGCTAGCTGCCGCTGTGCAGAAAGAGGGAAAATCATGAACGACCTCGTAAAGTGGCTGCGCCAGTGTGCCAAGGAAGACGTCGGCGGCGCTCCCGAAACCAACGTGATGTGGAAGGCCGCCGACCGCATCCTGGATCTGGAGACCGCCATGCGCCGCGCTCTCTCCTGCACACCGCAGCTCCGGCCGACGCGGGACGGGCTCGCGGTCGAGCTCGTCTATGACTGCGGCGATCCGTGGGCCATCCTGCGCGAAGCTCTGGAGGTGCAGCCATGACCGGCCGCCACAAGCTCGCACTGCGCCACGCTCGCGCCATGAAGGCCGCCAAGGCCCGGGCCGAGGACGAACGGTTCCGCCGCCTCCAGGTCTTCGACATGCTCGTCGGCGTCGGTATGCACGGGGCCGCCTTCAACTTCGCCTGGGAGCACGGCCTCAGCATCCAGGACATCCGCGGCTAGGCGGTAGGATCCGCCGTTCGACAACGGCATAAATCAGGCTACACTCCGCAGCCCGCCGCAAACGGTAAGGGGCCGGTCCCGCAAAGACCGGCCCCTCAATCGCAGCGACACCCAGCAACCCCATCCGCACCAGAGGGGCCCCATGCTTATGCCATCCCCAAGCGCATTCCGCAAGTTCTGGGATCTCGGATATCGGCGCCTACTACCTATTGCGCCACCCGACGCCGCAGTCCCCGCCGACAGCCGCCTGACCCGCTCCCGCGGCAAGTCCCCCGCCATCCTGTGCGACGACGGCCTCTGGCGGTCCCTGCGCGGCTGGCGCGACCTACAGCCCACCCTCGACCACCTCGCAGCGTGGGAGGGATGGGGCGCCGGCGTGGGCATCGCCCTAGGCCTCCAGCACGATGGATCCTATCTCCACGCCATCGACGCAGACACGCTGGATCCCACCCTGGCGCGCATCGTCGAGGAGCGGATCTGCAGCGTCATCACCGCATTGCCGGTCAGGGTAGGCCGCGCCCCGAAGGCCCTCTACCTCGTCCGGACAGCCGATGAGGGTCTTCCCTACACCTGCGTGAAGTTCAGCGGCTACGGCGGCAAGCCGGAGCGTGTCGAGCTGCTGTCAGAGGGCAAGCAGTTCGTAGCCCACGGCATCCACCCGCAGACCCGCTCCCCGTACCGCTGGCCTAATGGGATCCCGGCCTTCGACGACGTCCCCGCCTGGAACCCGGAGGAGATCCTCGCCCTGTTCGGCGATCTCCCCCAACATCTGCCGGCGGCCTCGCTCGACAACGGATCCCTCCCGTCTGACCGTGCCGCGGTCAACCAGGCCCGCCTCAAGGGAGACCTCGACCTCGTCTCCTCCGCCATGGCCTCCCTCCCCAACACCGAAGAGCTGTTTGGCTCCTATGACCAGTGGGTCAGGGTCGGCCAGGCTCTCCACGCAGCCACCGCCGACGACCCGGCGCTGGGGGAAGAACTGTGGCTGCAATGGTGCGCCCGCTACCCGGAGCGCGAGAACAGCGACGAGGAGGACATCCGCTACTGGCGCTCCTTCAAGGCCCCTCACTCGATCGGCGCAGACTACCTCTACGAGCTCGCAGAGCGCCACGGGCAATGGCCTGGCCGCGTCCACGCCTATTTCTCACCGGTCAACGATAATGAGGTGTCGGCCTTCGACCATCCGGCCTCTGACGGGAACGACCTCTACGAGGTGCTGACCCTCGAGGACATTCTCGCCCTCCCGGATCCGCGCTACGTCGTCGACCGCCACTTCCCCGAGCAGTCCCTGGGGTTCCTCTACGGGGAGCCCGGCACCTTCAAGTCCTTCATCGCCTTCGACCTGTGCATGCACCTGGCACACAACCTGCCGGACTGGCACGGGGATGTCATAGACCCGGACACAGGTGGCCTCGTCGTGTACCTGGCCGGTGAGGGCGCGGCCGGCTTCAAGCATCGCGCACAGGCCTGGCTCGACAAGCACCTCGTCCCTGAGTTCAACCACAAGCGGTTCATCCTGATCCGCAAGCCCTGCAACTTCATGTCGGAGGAGGACATCGCGCGGCTCGAGCGCACAGTGGCCTTCCACGCGGCCGGCAGGCCCGTGGCCACCATCGTGGTCGACACCGTTTCCCGGGCCGTGGCCGGTGCCGACCAGAACCTGCAGAAGGACATGACCATCTTCATCAGGGCCTGCGACCGGCTGAAGGACAGGTTCAAGGCCGTGGTGCTAGGTGTCCATCACACCAATAAGGGCGGGGACATCCTGGGCTCCGTGGTGTTCCGCGCATCCGGCGACTTCGTGTTCAGGGCCGATGCCCGCAAGGACAGCGGTCAACCCACCGTCCGGCTTACCTGCGAGAAGCAGAAAGACGGCCCCGACGGATGGGGCGAGACGTATGCAATGGAGGCCGTCGGCCAGTCCCTCGTCCCTCGCCGGCTGACCAAAGCCGAAGCGACAAGGGTCGTATCGGCTGGCAAGTCCGGGGACATTCTCGAGGCGCTGGACAGCGCGTGGCGGGAGGCAAGGCCGTGGAAACAGCGTGGCCACGACAACGCCGTCAACATCATCATGCGGCAGTTCGGCATGGTTCGCGCCGAGGCCGAGAAGTTGATGCAGACATGGTTGTCTGCGGGCGTTGTGACATACGACATCCTGGACAAGAAAACGAAGCTCGCGGGCTACCGTTTGACCGCGCCGAAGGATGGCGGAGTATTTGATTGACATACACGGAATTTGGCGGAATAAGGACAATATTCCCAGAAATAGGGGTCGCTAAGTCATTGAAATCGTTGAAGGCGGAATAAATGGCGGAACAAGGCGGAATAAGGCGGAATATCTAGGTTACGGTATTGAAATCATTGGCGGATTAGCGTTGGCGGAATAGCGGAAGAAGCCCATAGAGTTCCGGTCGCGGGGTGGCGGGCTGCGCCCCGCTGGCGCTGCCACCGCCTCTCCCGTCGTCTCCCGGAGGTCTCGGGGTGTGTATGTCAGATACGGGAATTGGCAGAGGCCGATTTTCCGTCGATTGACCCTAATGGGTTGTCGGGCGTTTGGTTGATGGTGTAGGAAAGAATGAGGCGGCCAACGTCAGGCACGACGCGGCCGCCTCTGAGGTCCGATCGCTGTGAAGGAGCGACCATGACGAAGCACGTTGTACCGCCGCGCGGCCGCGGCGACAATCGCCACCCTGCCGACAGGCTCGCAGAGGTCCGCGCGGAGATTGCTGCGCTCCAGGCCGAGGAGGATGGATTGCGGCGGGAGCTCCTGCGGGCCGGCGCCTCGCTTGTCGGAGTGGAGCACGTCGCGCGGATCGACGAAGGGACGCAGAGGCGCCTCGATCCGGACCTGTTGCGTGGGTTTCTCACAGAGGCCGAGATTGATGCCTGTCGACGGGCCCGGAAGGTTCGCTATGTGCGCGTGCTGCGGATCGCAGAGACGGGGCGCCAGCGGCAGCCGAGTGTTCTGGATTAGGTGTCGGAACCCACGGAAGACAACGGCCGCTGGCGGGCCGTTTCTGTGGCTTGTCGCACGTGCGATCCGACAAAGAGAAAGGCGCCCACTAGGGGCGCCTCTTGCGTGACGGGTATCGGGGTGTTGGCGGATGTCGGAGGCGCCATTCCCACAGGAGGAGAACGAGCCATGCGAGCGGCGCCACAAGCCACGCGAGGAGGTCAGTCAATGGCGATCCTCCCACATGGCGAGACGGCGCTGAGCGTCTCGCATGAGTGCCTGCGGGAGCCTCGCATCATCGTTGACGTGGTAGTACCACGTTGCGCAACGCTCGCCGCGTCGGGCGACAATGACGCGCCATCCAGTCCCCATGTCGTGGTCTGTCACACCGTCTGCGGAACGGGCGATGAATGCAGCCTCAGCAGATTGCTTTGTCATGGTTCACAGTCCTTTCAGGCGAGCGAGAGTGAAACCGCATCCGAGGAAAGCCACGAATGCGAGGGGCGCGAGGAGCCAGAGGAAGAGGTCAGTCAATGCGTCCACCTCGGCGTTGCGCCACAACGCGACGCGCCATCTCGGCGAATATCTTGTCTAGGCGGAGTGCGAGCATGATGGATTGATCCGATCCGGGTTCTGCGCGCTGCAGCATCAAACGCAGCAGCACAACGGATTGCTTTAGTTGATGGTCTGTCATCCGTTCGGGTTTCATGACCGGTTCTCCCATATGTGAGCGATAGTGAAACCGCATGCGAGGAAGGCAACGAAGCCTAGCAGCGGGGCGAGTGTCAGGATGATTTCGGCTGTGGACATGATCTAGCGCTCGATCGACACGGTGCCGCGCCATCCTGCTAAGAGTTTCGCGGCTTTAGTCGCTTCCGACTTGGATCCGTAGCGCGCGATGCGGGAATAACCCGCATCGGTCTTACGGTATAGCTGCCACCATACCGTGCGATACTTGGCTTCACGGCGAACGAGATAGTTCATTGTCTTTCCCCCTTTTCAGACATCAACGGACAACGAAGCCGGACGTATCGCGCTTCGCCTTCAGGCCTTTTGGGGACAAGCCCACAACCACGCCGCGCGGATCGAGATGGCGCAAGTCATGCTTGTCACCGTCGATGACGGGATAGCCGTTCCATGTGTCGGGCTTGGTTTCGAAGACCACAGCGACAGTCCCTCCTGCGGAGAGGACATCAAGGCAATCCGCCTCGTTCGTCTCTGAGCGGCTGAACGTCAGATGATAGTTGTGCGGGAGGAGGCCTTGCGCGTGCATCAGGGCGCGGCGCTTGTTCTTTGTGTAGTCCACGAATTGGACGTCCGGAGACTGTTCCAGAATGGTTTTCGTGGCGCCGATCCTGATCCCTTCCCATGCAATGTCGCTAGAGCCGTTCAAGCGGACGCAAAGCTGCAGGCTGGAAGCGCGCGCTTTGCGGATTGCAAGCTTGATGGAATGCGCCACATCATCAAGGTATGCCGCGCGATCCTTCATGAAGCGGCGCGTCTTCTCAATTCGCGAAGCGCGGACGGAATTGATCACCTCATCGGACTTGACCATTCCAGCCTGCCCGGACGTCCAGCCGAGGCATGCTGCGGCGCATGCAGGCGAGGCGTGGGGACAGACGTTTCCGACACCTGCGAGCGAGACAGGCGCGAGATAGTGGATAGCGTTCAGGTAGCCATAGCCACGGGCTTTGATGGCTTTGGCGCTATCCATGCTGAAGATGCGGTTTTTCATGGTGCGGTGTCCTGCGTTGTCGTGCGGCAGATCAGACAGTTGTGACACGTGAAACGAACGCGCGGGCTTGGCCGAGATACAGGTTACCCGAAGGCTTGCCAGCGCGTGCCAGGGCCAACGTGCAGAGTGCGGAGAGCTCCGCAGCTTGCAGAAGGCTGAGGCGGTTTGCGAAGGCGAAGCGATTGGCCAGATAGAGGGTGCGGGCAAGGTGTCGCATTAGAAAACTCCTCCGGCGCGGATTGCCTTGCGGATTGCCTCGTTGGCGTTGCGGGCTTTGACGTAGCGGACCGTCCAAGCGCGCGGATGGAAACCGCACGTTCCCAACTGACCTTCGGGTCTTACAGCCCACTGTCCGTTGCGCAATTCCGTGGCTTCAAGTGAGTGTGTCATGGGTTTCTCCCGTCGGCTGATGCAGCTAGTTGTATGTCAGAGTTTGGCGGATGTCAACAGGTCTGACATACAACTTTTCGCACGGCGCGACGGGGTGCGATTTGCGGAGGTGATAGGCATTGCCTATGGTGTGATAGAGGTTGCCTATATTCGGAGATTGGAATGCGACGCCGAGGAAACGCAATTTCCTCTCAGGAAAAGGCATTTGCTGCTAGGTATGCGGCGACTGGAGACGCGCTTTATGCGGCGGAGAAGGCAGGATATGCGAGCGTGAGCGCACAAGCCCATAAGCTGCTGCAGCGGCCGAACGTCCAAGGCGAAGTCCGGCGCCATCAACTCGCGCGGCTCGAGAATGAGCTCATGCCGCTCGCAATCAACCTGCTGGCCAAAGTGTTGGCGGATGACGCAGAAACCACGCGAAACCGACTGACAGCCGCGAAGATCACACTGGACGCGGTCGAGAAGGTCCAGGGACAGACTGAGGCGAAGCACATCAACGAGAAGAGCGCGGCAGAGCTTCGCGCCATCGCCGATCAGGTCGAGGCTAGGTTGGCCGCACTCGCCATTGATGTGACACCAGGCGCCCAGGGCGCCCAGGATGCGCCCAACCTATTCGACTAAGTCATTGATATTGCTTGCATCGTGCAGGTATAGGCCATACCTGCACCCTGGCATGAGCAAAGTTTCACGGATGTAAAATTGATTTATTTCGGTCGCTCAAGCGCGGGATTGACATTTCACGGCCCGCCACCTGGCCGAGGTGTGCCCGTCGGTTGACCGACCCCCGGCCGTCAGTCCGCCGGCCCTCGCGGGATCGGGCCCGGACGCCAAAACAAATTTTGGCCTGAAATTGCGTCCAGACGATCTGTCTGCTATGCCGACCGGCATGAACAGACCGAACCCACTACCGCCCGCCGAGACCCTGAACGCCCTGTTCGCCTACGATCCAGAGACGGGGATCCTCACGAACCGCGTGCGTCGAGCAAACCGAATGCCTGGCGCTCCTGTCCCTCCCGATGTCATCCGGATCAGTTCCCTGGCGTATCGGACGAGCCGGGTTATCTGGCGCATGGTGACGGGTGAAGACCCCGGCAACCGGGAGGTCGACCACAAGAACCACGACCGGATGGACAACCGCTGGGAGAACCTGCGGCTAGCTACGCACCGGCAGAACACCATCAATCGACGGCCGTTCCGCAAGAACCCGGAGGGTGTGAAAGGGGCCTACCTTGTTGGCGACCGGTGCAACGGCAAGTCTGTCTACATCGGGCGTTTCGCCACCCGCACCGAGGCTGTCGAGGCCTATCGCGCTCGCGTCACCGCAGAGCACGGCGATTTTGGGCACCACCCGGATGGTCGTCCTGATCCATTCGCCTAGACACCAGCACGACACCGGCCTACAATCCGCCCACCAGGCCGATCCTGGCTTGGCGTTTACCCTCCCCTAAGACTGCCTTGGGGCCGCTCTGCCCCCAGAGCGGCCCCTTTCTTGTGTTTGTCGGACGAAATCTGTAGGTTGAGCCTCGGCGCCCAACAGTGACAGAGGCCCCCGGATGGCTTACCCGAACTACCCCGCGGTCGATTACAGCTACTCCGACTGGGCTCTCAGCCAGGGAGACGCCAGTTTTCCCGGCACCCAGGTCGACAATGACTTCGCGGGGCTGGTGGCGGCCGTCACCAACCTCAACAATTTTGTCCGCGCGATTACTCGCTCAGACGGAAAGCTCAAGAACGGCCTCGTCACGGATGAAGCGCTGTCCACGGAGCTGATCGTCGGGATCCCGGAGCCGACGACGTGGGTCACGGCGAAGGCTTATGCGGTTGGAGACTACGTTTTCAACGGCGCCGGCCTCTATCGGTGCATGACGGCCCACACTTCGGGCACTTTCAGCACGGATCTGGCGGCTTCGAAGTGGTCCATCCGGCTCGATGCGTCGTCCCTGACGATTGCGGACGGGTCTGTGACGCAGGCCAAGATCAACGGGGCCACCGCTTTCGGCTTTGCGCTCACGGCGCTGGCGGACGCGGCCGCTCTTCGGGCCGCAGCAGAGGCGACGACGGTCGGAAGTGCCCTCCTGACGGCTGTAGACGCCGCTGCAGCCCGTTCGGCTCTCGGCATGAGCGTGATCGGGAGTGCCTTGGCGCTTGCCGCTGACGAGGCGACCGCGCGGGCGGCCATTGATGTGCCGTCCAACGCCGATCTGACCGCTGTTTCGGGGTCTCTGCCGCCGACAGGGGCCGTGGCCGACTTCCTGATGGCGAACGCGCCCACCGGATGGCTCCGGCTGAACGGGGACACGATCGGGAGCGCGTCCTCGGGGGCCACTTTTACGGGATCCAACGTCCAGGCGCTCTTCGGGGTGCTGTGGAACCTGTCGAATACGGCTTCGCCGATCCTGACGTCGGGCGGGAGCGGGTCTTCGCGAGGTGCGAACGCGGCCGCCGACTGGGTGGCCAACAAGCGGCTGACGCTGCCGAACATGAACGGGCGGTTTCGGCGGTCTCTGGGTGGGAACAGCGGGAATTTGGGCGAGCCGCAGGCCGAGATGGTCGGACCGCACACCCATACGCTGAACAACACGTCAGCGGCGAACTCGGGGTCGTCCAGCAAGCCCGCGAGCTCCAACAACGACGGCGCCGCACCTGTCACGGCGACGAACAGCGGGACGGAGAACCGGCCCGCCAACATCGCGTTCATCACATGCATCAAGCTGTGATTTTCGCGCTCCTGGCTGGCCTGTTGAGCGGGTGCGTCCCGGCTCTGCGCAACGGCAACGGGCTGATCGGCAACCGCCAGAGCTGCCCCTCCTACGCCGTCCAGAAGGGCAACGTCATCGTCTTCCATGACGTGAAGGGGGACGGATGCTGAGTTCTGCGATCATCGTGGTGGCCTGCGCCATCCTGAACCGCTTCCGGGGAGGCGGCTTCTACGCCGACAGGCTTCCCGGCCATCCGCGCTTCTACGTAGCGCCTGTCATGGGGTCGGCCGCGTGGGCGGCCGGGCATGATCCCGTGTGGGCGGGTTTCTTTGCGCTCGCCTGGCTGTGGTGGTGCTGGTTGCCGTGGGGGCTTCTGATGTCTCTGGGGCGGTGGAAGCCGGAGCGCGAGATCGACCGGCTCGAGGAAGAGCTGCTCTCGACCGCCGGCGGCAACATCTGGATCGCCTTCTGGCTCCGGCATCTCGTCGGGTTCCTGCCGATCGCGGTCTTATGCTGGTGGTCGGCCATCGTGATGCCGCCGCTGATCGTGGCGGCCTACGAGGCGTCCTGGCGGTGGTCTCCGCGGCCGCAGGTGATCGCGTTTCCCGAGATGTTCGTCGGGGCCCTGTTCGGCCTGATGCTGGTGTGGAGTGCGTAGCGATGGAACTCATCCCGGACTGGAAGAAGGTGCTGCTGCGGTCGGCCACTGTGTGGTTCTCGGCAGCGTCCAACTTCATGTTCGTCATGGCGGGGGCCGTCTACGTGTTCGCCGACGACCTCGGCGACTGGAGCTACTTCTACCTGGCCGGGGGCCTCGGACTGGTGGGGGTCGGGCTGGTGTCTGTCATCCCGCTGGTGCGGATCATCAAGCAGCCGGGCCTCCATGTCGATTAACCGCATCCACGCCACGCCGCGCGGCAAGGCGGCCATCGCAGGTGTCGTCATGGCGGCTGCAGGAGGTGGGTTCGCCTTCTGGAAGGCCCTGCCGACGCCTGTTCCTCCCGTCGTCAGGCTCGCCGTCGACCACCTGATCAAGCCCTGGGAAGGGCTGGAATTGCGTAGTTACCGCGATGTCGTCGGGGTCTGGACGATCTGCTACGGCGAGACGGAGGGCGTGAAGCCCGGGATGACGAAGACGCGGGAGCAGTGCGAGGACATGCTGCTGCAGCGCGTCGTCAAGGACTACTACCGGCCTCTGAAGGCCTGCATCCGGGACTTCGACAAAGTGCCGATCTCGGTCGGGGCGACGGCCATCAGCGGGGCCTACAACTTCGGTGTCGCAGGCATGTGCCGCTCGACGGCGGCGGCCTATATCAGGGCCGGGCAGTACCGCCAGGCCTGCGAGGCGCAGACGGCCTGGAACAAGGCCGGGGGTCGGATAGTGAACGGGTTGGTTAAACGTCGTGAAATGGGGGATGCGCAGCGGATCGGCGAAGCCGAGCTATGCGTGTCCGGCCTGTAGGATCTGGAGGAAGACGATGAACAGCCTGGCCGACCTCTTCGCCTCCCTGGCGATGCAGCCCCAGCCGATCGACGGGATGCAGCGCGGCATCGGGCCGGGCTTCATGCCGGCGCAGCAGTCGGCGCAGTGGAATGCTCTCTACCCGGGCGTCGGGGTCGACCCGATGCAGTTCCCGGAGGGTGACAGGGCCGAGATCTTCCGTAGCCAGACGCCGCAGCAGGGTCTCCTGTCGGAGGTGCTGCGGCCGACGATGGCGACGATGGAGAACATGACGCCGGGGATGAACGGATACCAGAACCCTGCGGGGCGCGGCCCCACGCAGACCGCGGCGTGGCGCGGCTACATGAGCCGGTGAGGAGAAAACCATGGATCTCGCATCTCTTTTTGCTGGCGCGGGTCAGCCCGCCGCCGGTCCCGCCGGCCCGGCTCCCGAAGCCGTTCCGGCAGGTGGCGCGCCTATGGGGATGCCGCAGGGCCTCCCGCCTTCGCTGATCTTCGCGGCCGCGGCCCAACTCAACCAGATGGCGGCGGAACTCGCCCAGAGCTTTGGGCCGTCTGCGATGCCGCAGATGGGTGGACCGCCCCCGATGGGGATGCCCGCGGGCCCCGCGGTTCCTGTCGGCGAGCCCGACGGCGACGAGCCGATGGCCGCCCCGAAGGGCAAAAAGCCGGCGCCCAAGGCCAAGAAGCCGTCCGATGAGGATGGAGACGAGGGGTGATCGAGCTGCCGACCGGCTGCGTCCTCTATTTCAAGGTGCCCGACCATCCCGGTTGGGTGCCTTGCGATGGGCGCCCGGCGCCGGAGGCCCTGCGGCCTCTGGTCGGCGAGAACATGCCGGTGATCCCGGTGACCGAGATTGGCGGCGAGCCTGCCCACCCCCTGATGAAGGACGGGCCTCGTGATCCCTAACCTCTGGAAGATCGGCGCCCTCGCCCTCGGCGTGATGCTGGTTCTGGCCCTTGCGGGGGCCGGAATCCAGACCACGCGCCTGTGGTGGGCGCAGTCTTCCCTGGCGACGGAGAAGGCCGATCGGGCCGAGGAGAATGCCCGCAGGGCCCAGGCCGTCGCGGACGCGCAGGCAAAGACCCGGGCCCTCGAGCTGCAGCATGCCGCGGCCCAGCAACAGATCGTGGAGGCGTACCGTGCCGAGATCGAGAAGCGCGATGCTGCTCTTGCTGCTGTCGAGCGCGATGCTGACGAGCTGCGCCAGCAAGTCGACGCCTATTCCAGTGGTGCAGGCGGCCCCGACCCTGCAGCCGCTGCCTGCGGAGATCTCAAGCGTCGAGCCGCCACCCTCGGGGAGCTATTCAAGAGAGCTGACCGCACAGCGGGCAGAATGGCGAAAGCTGCTGACCAGCACGCCGACGAACTGAGATTGGCCCTTCGTCAGCTCCAGACGGACAGGAGCGTGTGTTCCCCTGGCGTTCCTGGAGGCGAGAATGCCGCCGCAGACTGAGAAGCATACCGAGAACTGGCACCTCGACAAGAAGGTGCCGATCGCCATCATCCTCGCCATCGTCGTGCAGACGTCCGGCCTCATCTGGTGGGCCGCGACCCTGAACTCGCGCGTCAGTTCGCTCGAGGCGCGTGACAGCACGCAGCAGACCCTCATCGACAGCCGGGCCAAGCAGGCCGACGACCGGTGGGAGAACTTCATGCGTGAGCGGGACCGGATGGCCCGCCTCGAGGAGAAGCTGGCCGCCGCCGTGGACATGTTAAAGCGGATCGAGACCAAGCTCGACAGGGTCGAGAGCCGCCCCTGATGCCCAACTACAAGCAGATCAACCCGAAGACGGGGCGGCGCTACAACTGGACGCCGCCCGTCGACCCACAGAAGGAGCGGGAGAAGGCCGAGCGGGCCATCATGAAGGAGGCCGCGCACCTGCGGCGCCTGGCCAACGCTCTCGACGCGCGCGAGCACCTGATCCCCTATGTGAAACTCGTCATGCCGGATCCGACCCGGCTCGACGACCCCGAGGCCAGTGTCTACGAGGACGAGGCTTTCCACAGGGCCATCGCCGCGGATCTGGAGCGGCTCCTGAAGGAGGAGTTGAGGCTGGAGGACGGCTCCGTTTGCCGCCAGCTCATCTTCTGCATGCCGCCCCGGCACGGGAAGACGCAGCTCTCCACCAAGGCCCTGACGGCGTGGGCGTCTGGTCGGAGACCCGATTGGGACATCGCCGTCGCGTCCTACTCCGACACGATGGCCGAGGACATGGGCGCCGACACCCGGGCCATGCTCTCGTCCGCCGGCCACAAGTCCGCCTTCCCCGACTATCGCCTCCGCCGCGGCGGCACGTCGAAGTCCAACATCCAGACCGACAGGGGTGGCAGGCTCGTCTTCGTCGGCCGGGGCGGCGCGCTGACAGGCCGCGGCATGAACCTCGGCATCGGCGACGACCTCTTCAAGGACCACGAAGAGGCCCGCTCGCAGGCCATCCGGGACCAAGCCTGGAACTGGTTCACCAAGGTCTTCATGACCCGCCGGATGAACCCGAAGATCGTCATCCTCACCATGACCAGGTGGCACTCCGACGACATCATCGGCCGCCTGACCGACCCGGAGAACCCGTGCTACAATGCCGTCGAGGCCGCCAAATGGAAGATCATCCGGCTTCCGGCGATCGCGGAAGAGGATGACCCGCTTGGTCGTCCGGAGGGAACACCTCTCTGGCCGGCCCGCTTTGATCTTGATTTTCTCCAGAGCCAGCAACGCCTCGACCCCCTGGGCTTTGCTTCTCTGTACCAACAGCGTCCATCTGTGGCCGACGGCGTCCTCTTTCGGCGCGAACACGTCCGGTATTACGCCCCGGGTGACTTGCCTGATGATCTACGGATCTACGCCGCCAGCGACCACGCCGTCTCCACCAAGCAACGAGCCGACAGCACGGTTCTGCTCACGATAGGGCTGGACAGGCAGCAGAACATCTACCTGCTCGACTGCTGGTGGAAGCGGGCCCCGACGGACGAGGTGGTGGAGGCCATGATCGACATGGCCAGGCTGCGCAAGCCCCTGCTGTGGTGGGCGGAGCGCGGCCACATCTCCAAGTCGATCGGGCCGTTCCTGAAGAAGCGCATGGGTGAGCGGAACGCCTTCTTCAACCTCATCGAGGTCACCCCGGCCGCCGACAAGGAGCAGCGCGCCCAGGCGATCGCAGGCCGCATGGCCATGGGCTACGTCTGGTTTCCGAAGGGGGCCGTGTGGGCGGAGAAGGCCGTCAACGAGCTGCTGGCCTTCCCGAACGGATTGCATGACGACTTCGTCGACACGCTGGCGTATATCGGTCTCGGCCTGCAGTCCCAGTTCGGCGCCGACGTGCGCAAGAAGGACGACACGCCGAAGTATGGTACTCTCGCGTGGGTCAAGTGGTCTTCCCGCCTGCATGAGCGGGAGCGGGAACGTGCCGAAGCCGGAGGCTTTTGATGTCTGATCTGACGAGCGACACCGTCATCGACGAGCCGACGGACATCTACTCGCCGTCCGAGGGCGTGCCCGATGACGACCAGCGCAAGGGCAGGCCCCCGGCCGACGAGGCCGAGAAGGAGCTCGTCAAGAAGCTGATCCGCAAGATCCGGGCGGACAAGAAGCATCACGAGAAGGCCTTCCAGCGCATGCACCGCGACATGAACGTCGCGATGAACGGGCGCACCGACGACTGGTCGGAGAAGAACTACAAGGCCAACATCACGGGCCGGCACATCAACCAGGCCGTCGGGGCGCTCTACGCCAAGAACCCGAAGGTCGTGGCCCGCCGCCAGGAGACCATCGATTTCCAGGTCTGGGACGAGAGCGACGAGAGCCTGAAGAACGCCTTCACGATCATGCAGCAGGCGCAGCACATGGCGCAGGCGCAGACGATCGATGAAATGGGCAACCCCGTCACTCCGCCGATCCCGCCGGAAGCCATGCAGGCCTTCCAGCAGGCGCAGCAGCTCCTGGAGGACTTCCAGCAGGGCATGCAGCGCCGCGACCTCCTGACGAAGGTGGGCAAGACGCTGGAGATCCTGTTCGGGCGCGCCATGCGCGACCAGCAGCCGCTCGACTTCAAGACGTCCATGAAGCAGATGGTCCGGCGCGCGAAGACGACGGGCGTCGGCTACGTCGAACTCGGCTTCCGACGCGAGATGGGGGCCGACCCCATGATCGCGCAGCAGATCCAGGACGTGGAGGCCCGTCTCCAGCACCTGCGCAAGCTCCTCGAGGACGCGGCCGAGGGCGAGATCGAGGAGGGTGACGCCGAGAGCGCCGAGCTGGAGGCCGAACTCCAGGCCCTGATGGCGGAGCCGGAGGTCATCATCAAGGAGGGGCTGGTCTTCGACTTCCCGCTCTCGACCAAGGTGATCCCCGACAAGCTGTGCCGGAACCTCGTCGGCTTCATCGGGAGCCGCCATCTGACCCTGGAGTACCTGTTCACGAAGGAGCAGATCCAGGAGATGTTCGGCGTCGACCTGAAGGGCCGCTACACGGCCTATCGCTTCGACGGCAAGCCGAACGGCAGCGACTACAACGAGGACGGCCAGGGCTCCCTGGGGCTCGACGACGAGAAGGAGCGGGAGCGCCAGTCCAACGACCTCGTCTGCGTCTGGAAGATGTACGACAAACCCACGGGCAACGTGTACTACCTCGCCGACGGCTACGACGAGTTCCTGCGCGATCCCGGGCCGCCGGACGTCTATGTCGACGGGTTCTGGCCGGTCTACGCCCTCACCTTCAATGAGGTCGAGAGCGAGACCAAGCTGTTCCCGCCCTCCGACGTCACCCTGATGATCGACATGCAGTCCGAGTACAACCGCTCCCGGCAGGGCATGCGGGAGCACCGGCAGGCGAGCCGGCCGCGCTGGGTGTTCCCCAACGGCGCCCTCGACGAGGAAGACCAGCAGTGGCTGGCCTCCGCGGAGCCGCACACGGCGACGGGCATCAACATGGACCCCGGCACCGAGATCGCGAAGGTGCTGCAGCCCGTGCCGACGGCCGGCGTCGACCCGAACCTCTACGAGACCGGGCAGATCTTTCAGGACATCCAGTTGGTGGTCGGCACGCAGGAGGCCATGCTGGGCGGCCTGGCGAAGGCCACCGCCACGGAGAGCAGCATCGCGGCCTCGTCGTCGGCCTCGACCGTCAACAGCGCGATCGACGACCTCGACGGGTTCCTGACGCGCATTGCCCGCGCCGGCGGCCAGATCATGTTCCGGGAGATGTCCGAGGAGCAGGTGGTGCAGATCGCCGGGCGCGGGGCCGTGTGGCCGCAGCAGACCCTGGAGGAGATCGCCAACGAGGTGTTCCTCGAGGTCGCCGCCGGCTCGACCGGCAAGCCCAACCAGGCGTCCGAGATCGACAACTGGTCGAAGATGCTGCCGTTCCTGATCCAGATGCCGGGCATCTCCCCGACGTGGCTGGCGCAGGAGACGCTGCGGCGCCTCGACGACAGGCTCGACCTCACCGACGCCATCGCGCACTCCGTCCCGTCCCTGGTCGCCCTGAACAACATGATGGGCAAGGCCGCGGTCGGGGGAGGGGAGACGGGCCCCGACGGGCGGCCTGCGGAACAGCCTCCCGGTCCCGGCGGCGACACCGGGGGCGACAACGGCCCCCGGCCCCCTCCGGAGGCGCAGGCCGGCAGCGAGCCGGCCTTCGGCAGCAATCAGGTGTAGGTCAGAATTGTCCTCGCCTTGCGAAAATGACCTACAAGCGGTAGGTTCAGCGCACACAAGGAGCCCACATGCCCCTGGACGATAACGACCTGGATCTGGCCTCGTCCTCCGGATCCGAGACCCTGGACGCAGCAGCGGAAGCCAAGGCCGACGCTGTAGAGGCGAGCTCGTCCGCCGCCGATGGCGCAAAACAGGACAACGAGCCGACTTCGATCGCGCGTGACGTGATCGCGGAGGCCGCTGACCGCACGGCATCGCCCACCGAGCAGAAGAAGGACGGTGAAGAGCCGCCCGCCGAAACTTCCAAGCCGAAGGAGCCGGACAACGAGAACTTCTCGGACGTCCCGTTCCACAAGCATCCCCGTTTCCAGCAGGTACTGCGGGAGCGCAACACGTTCCGCGAGGACGCGAAGCGCTACCAGAACATCGAGACGTTCCTGGAGAACAATGGCCTCTCGGCGCAGGACGCCGCGGAAGCCCTTCTCATCCGGGGCCTGGCGAACACCAACCCCCAGGCAGCGCTCGAGCGGCTCATGCCGCAGCTCCAGAGGCTTTTCGAAGCCGCCGGAGAGGTTCTCCCGCCGGATCTGAAGCAACTGGTGGACGCAGGCCAGATGACGCCGGACGCCGCTCTCGCGGTCTCTCGCGCCCGGGCCCAGGTCCAGTCCGTCGAGACCCAGCGTTCGCTGGAGTCGCGGATCCGCGAGCAGCGGCAGCAGAAGGAGACGGGGCAGGCCACGTACAACGCGGCCCTGACCTGGGAGAACGAGCGGCGCGAGCGCGATCCGAACTTCGAACAGAAGCTGCCCTTTCTCCATCGCGAGATCGCGTATCTCCAGCATCAGGAAGGCCGCGGGCAGACGCCCGAGGCGATCCGGGACCAGTTCGACCGGGCCTACAAGGAGGTCAACAAGACCTTCCGGTCCATGTCGCAACAGCCCGCTCCTGTGCAGAAGAGGCCGATCAAGCCGGTGATGGGCGGTCAGGTTGCCTCTGGCAACGCCCAGCCTGCCCCGCGGAACACGCTCGAGATCATTCGGGCCGCGCGTGCAGGCTGACTAGCGAACAGGGTCTACGACCATGCCGTTCACTTCTCAGGAGCTGGCGAACATCACCAACTCGGTGCTGGACGCCTACATCAACAAGCGTGAAGTCTTCAAGCAGAACGTCCAGAACAAGCCGATGCTGCGGGCGTTCGACGCCTCGGCCGGCACCTTCCCGGGCGGCAAGGGCAACGTCTCGCTGGCGGTCAAGGCCGGCCAGGGCGGCGGTACCCTCCAGGGCTACACGCAAGACGACCAGGTCGGGTACTACAACCCGGCCACGATCAAGCGCGTGAACTTCCCCTGGAAGGAGCACCACATCGGCATCGGCGTCACGCACACCGAGCTGAAGGTCGACGGCATCACCGTCGTCGAGAGCGATGCCGAGCAGAGCACGTCCGAGAAGGATGGCCGCGAGGAGCAGGCGCTCGCCAACCTTCTCGACGAGAAGATGGACGAGCTCATGGAGGACTACGCCTACTCGCTGGATACGCTCGTCCACGGGGATGGCTCGTCCGACGCCAAGGCGCTGGCCGGCATCAAGGCCTTCATCCTCGACAGCCCGGCCGTCGGCTCGACGGGCGGTCTGAGCCGTGTCGCCAACTCCTGGTGGCGCAACCGCGCCGCGACGACGGCCTTCGGCGGCGCCGGCGGTCAGGGCCCGATCGCGTCGGCGTCCACGGGCGGCGGCGTGTTCCTGCAGTTCCTCCAGAAGGAGCTTCGCCAGTTGGGTCGCTACGCCCAGGGTGGCACGCGCTGGCGCTTCTTCGCTGGTTCCGACCTCATCGATGCGATGGAGAAGGAGCTGCGCGCCAACGGCAACTACACCCTCGATGGTTTCACCAACGAGGGCCGGACGGATGGCAGCATGGCCGACCTGAAGTTCAAGGGGAAGCCGATCGAGTATGACCCCATGCTCGACACGCTGTCGCTCTCCAAGCGTCTCTACGTCATCGACATGCGCCGGATCCGGCTCATGTACATGAGCGGCGAGAAGATGAAGAAGACGAACCCGGCTCGTCCCTACGACCGCTACGTCCTCTACCGGGGTCTCACGACCACGGGCGTGCTGACTGCCCAGCAGCTCAACACGTCTGCGGTGTATGATATCCAGTAAGACAGGAACCTAAGCGGGGTGGAAACGCCCCGCAACGTCCATCATCTTCTCTCTGGAGGCTGGGCCCATGCCCAAGTATGTCGACAACTTCTCGAACGTCACGATCGTGCTGGCGGCCGACGTCACCGCCACCAACACGGTGACGGTTCCCTACCCGACCGGCACGACGCAGGACGACTTCATCCACGGCCTCGGGGGCACCGCCCACAAGGCCACGATGAACGGCAACGACGTGCTGTCGGCTCCGACCGACTTCACCGTCTCCTTCGGCGGTTCGAACATCACGGTCACCAACCCGTCCGGCAAGCCCACCTGGGTCGCCGGCTCGACGATGGTGTTCCAGTTCGACCGCGTCGACGGAAACAGCGTCGTCGACCTCGTGTTCCCGGTGTTCGCGATGACGGGTATCGCCAACGGCGATCTCGTCACGGAGTGCTTCCCCGGGGTCGACGGCTACGTCGAGCACATCCAGTGGGTCCAGGGCGTTCCGGTCACGACCGGCTCCAAGCTCGCCACCATCAACATGGAGATCGGCACGACCGACGTGACGGGCGGCACGCTCGCCCTGACCTCGGCCGCCTGCACTCCGCTGGGGAAGGTGATCGAGGGATCCGCCGTCACCGGCAACAACCGGATCACCAGGAAGGACAAGTTCTCGCTCGAGGCCTCCGCAGTGACGGCCTTCTCCGAGGGCTCCGGCCACATCCGGGTCCGCATCCGGCTCGACCAGCCCAACGCGTACTGATCACCCGGGCGGGGCTACGGCCCCGCCCTTCTTCCCAGCGGAGACACCCCATGCAGATCGCAAACGTGATGGTCGCCATCGGCGGCGAGCGCGGCAACACCGTCCCCCGCTATGGGGTGACGCCGGCCGAGATTGCCCTCCTGCGCGCCATCCACGGCGACGACGCCGTCTTCGACATCGAGCCTGTCGGCGATGCGCCCATCAGCAACGGCGCCGAGCGTGAGCGCCTGCGGGCGATCTACCCGGCCAAGGACGAAGACGGCAACCGCGTCTTCGACCGCCTCTACCCGGGCGGCGCGGCCCGCGTCTACGAGAGCCTCGACGAGCTTGGTCTCGACCAGAGCTACTTCAAGCCGATCGCCTACGCGGCGGCTCCGGCACCGAAGGTAGAGGTCGACGAGGCCGCTCCCGCCAAGAAGGGCAAGAAGGCGAACGGCAAGAAGGCCGGACTGCCTCCGCCGCCCCCGGCGCCCGTCGATGACGGCGACGACCTTCCGGAACTCCCGGCCGACGATGCTCCCGGCCTGATGGACTGAGGTGAGAGATGGCGCGCTTCCGCAAGAAGCCGGTCGAGGTCGAGGCGTGGCAGTGGCAGGCCCAGCCCGTCATCGAGCGCCCAGAGTGGGTTCGCGCGGCGGGATGCTATCTGACGTTCGACGGGATGCTGGTCGTACCCACACTGGAGGGCGATCACCTCGCCTCTCCCGGCGACTGGATCATTCAGGGCGTGAAGGGGGAGGTCTACCCCTGCAAGCCTGACATCTTTGCGATGACCTACGACGAGGCGGGGTGAGCCATGGCGCGTGGCACGACACTGACCCGCCTGCTGGACATGCTGCGCGCCGAGATCCGGACGTCTCTCAACCCTGCGCACAACAACCAGGTCCGTGACCAGCAGGTGCTGCTCCTGCAGACGACGCAGGAGTGGCTCTGGGACGACTTCAACTGGCCGCACCTGCGCGTCGAGCGCCAGCAGCCGGTCTCCAACGGCCAGCGGTTCTACGACACGCCAGCCGACATCAAGATCGACCGGATCCAGGAGATCCGCTTCCGCTATGGCCAGAGGTGGGTTCACCTGCACCCGGGGATCGATCTCGAGCACTATCGGCAGTGGGACAGCGAGCTCGACATGCGCTCCTGGCCCGTGCAGCGCTGGCGCATCTGGGAAGACGAGGACATCGAGGTCTGGCCGATCCCGGGCGCGAACGCCGATCCCACGGACAAGGAGGGCTACCTCAACGTCATCGGGATCCGGAACCTGCGGCCCCTGGTGGACGCAGACGACACCTGCGACCTCGACGACCGCCTGATCGTCCTCTTCGCCGCGGCCGACATCCTCGCCGGGGCGGGGGCCAAGAACGCCGACATGAAGCTGGAGAAGGCGAACAAGCGCTACGCCCGGCTGCGCGGCGAGCTGATGCCCCGCCGCCGGATCACGCTCGGCAAGGCTGACGGGTTCGGCGACAAGAGCCTGCTGCGCGGCCCGCCGCGCGTTCACTACCGGACGACGTGACGACGCGCGGTGAGGTACGAATGGGCTGCACCGCGCTTGATGCGGTTCGCCATGCTGCGCGAAATACCGAAATCGGCTCCGATTTCGGCCCCGCTTCGAAGATCGGAGCGGATTGATAGTACTTCGGCTTCTGTCAGACGCGCGTTACCATGGCGCTTAGTTCTTTCTCGGCGGGGTCTCTGGTTCCTATTCTGCTCCGAGTACGTCGTCCAACGGCAGTTCGTTTTGCAGTAGGGTCCGTCGTTGTCGATCCGATCAAGTGTTAGACCCTCCGGGCGTTCACCCATGTCCACGAGAAACGCCTGGAAATTCGCCCAGCGCGGGTCAAAAGAGATCCCACGGCCGTGATACTCTGGGTCGTGCCGACACCTGTGCAGCATGTTCTCCCAGATCCGATATGTCGTGGTGACGCTACCGCCTGCGGCGTGCCCGTGCTTGTAGTTCATCGTCTTACCCCGTATTCTACGCCCACCTACACCGATTGGATCCGATTTCCAAGAGGAGGTTGAAATCGGGACCATCTGGGTTAAAGAATTTACGGGCGGCCTCGACGCCCGGCGCCTGCCGGAGACCTCCAAGGGCGGCACGCTCATCGTGGCCGAGAACGGCCACATCAACCGGGGTGGCGAGTTCGAACAGCGCGCCGCCTTCGTCGAGCTCTACACGCTGCCCGCCGGCCTGACGAAGAGCCTCGGCCACAACCCGATGTCGCTCTACGTCTTCGGCCACACGACGGTGCCGGCCGGGGTGCCGGTCGGCGTGGCCTACCAGCAGCTCGTCCACCCGTCGGACCCCGACATCCCTCTGGTGAGGGTGCCGTCCTACACGCTGGCCAAAGGCAAGATCTACGCCGTCGGCGAGTTCGCGGACGGGACGATCGCCCACTACTACGACGGCACGATCGTGTCCGACTGGTACGACGGCAAGGCCAGGGCCGTGCTCTCCGTCACCTCCGGCAACAGCGGCGGATCCGTCACCTCCATCAAGGTGGGTGGCATCGAGATCCTCGGCTCGACGGTGAACTGGACGACCGGCCCGACCACCACGGCCGGCCTGATCGTCGCGCAGATCAACAGCTACAGCTCGACGCCGGAGTACACGGCCCTCCAGGACGACAACGACGTCATCATCATCGCGGGAACGGCTGGGACCGCCCCCAACAACCTCGCGGTCACCTACACGACGTCGAACGTGACGATCTCCGGCGCCAGCAAGATGTCCGGCGGCACGGAGGTCTCTGACGACTTCGTCCCGGGCCCCTACGTGCGGCAGATCAAGAACAAGATGAACTCGCTGTCGGGATCCGTCTGGTTCTTCGGCGGCCTCAGTTCGCCGACGAAGTGGCAGACGGACACGGCCGGGGCCGGCTTCGTCGACATGAGCTCCGAGACCGACGGGTCCGAGAACCTGACTGCCATCGCCCCCTACCAGACCGACCTCGCCATCTTCAGCCAGGACAACGTCCAGATCTGGTCGGTCGACCCGGACCCGACGCTCTACGCCCAGCGCCAGGTGCTCGCGAACACGGGGACGAGCAGCCCCAAGAGCGTCACCCAGTTCGGCGATGCCGACCTCTTCTACGCCGCCGAGAGCGGTCTGCGCAGCCTCCGGGCTCGCGATGCATCGAACGCGGCCGCCACCACGGACATCGGGTCTCCCATCGACGACCTCGTCCAACCCCTGCTGGCGGCCCTGACGGATGACGAGCGCGAGCGCAATGTGTTCGGCCTGATCGAGCCGCGCGACGGCCGCTTCTGGCTCATCATCAAGGACCGGATCTTCGTCTTCTCCTTCTTCCCGGGAGCCAAGATCAGCGCATGGAGCGTGTACACGACAGGTTTCGAGGTCGAGGACGCCGTGGTCTTCCGGAAGCGGGTCTACCTGCGCTCCGGCGACAAGATCTACGTCTATGGTGGTACAGGCACCGAGCGGGTCTACGACGAGACCCCCGCCGTCGCGCGCCTGCCGTATCTTGATGGCGATGCCCCGGCCAAGCACAAGACGCTGGCCGGCGTCGACCTCGCCTGCCGCGGCACCTGGGAGGTGCGGATGGCCATGAACCCGACCGAGGAAGGGTTCAACGCCTCGGACAAGATCGGCACGGTCACGGACAGCACCTACTACGGCCCGCAGATCGCGGGTCTCGGCGAGACGACCCACTTCAGCCCGATCCTGACGTCCCAGGGACAGGGGCCGCATCGGCTGTCGTCCGTCGCCATTCACTACGTGATGCACGACAGTGACGACGCTTGAGCCCGTCAACCCCGACGACGTCTACCGGGTGGCCCTGGCCATGCGGGAACGCGACCTCGAGGAGTTCACAGCGGTCCTGGAGGTCGACACCCGGCCGGCGCTGGCCATCGAGATGTGCGCCCGATTCGGACGCAACCCCCACTGCTACATCATGCGGCACGAGGGGGCGCCGGTCGCCGTCGTCGGCGCGCTCCCCATCCGGCCGCGGTCCCGGTCGATGCTGTTCTATGCCACGCCAGATTTCCCGAAGATCGGCCTGTGGGCGACCCGGCTCTTCATCAGGGAGTGGCTGCCCCGCCAGAAGGAAGCCGGTGTGCATCGCGTCGAATGCGCGTCTCTGGCCGGCTACGAAGACATGCATCGCTGGCTGCAGGTGCTGGGGTTTCGCCGCGAGATGGACATGCCGAACTTCGGCAAGCGCGGCGAGACCTTCGTGATGTTCGCGTGGACTGGCTGAGACGCATCGGGTAGAGTGCGGGAACCCGATATGCGCGGACCTCGGGCACCCGCAGGCCCTTTCCAGTGATGGAGAGACTGCATGTGCATGGGTGGCGGAGGCGACGGGGGCGCGGCAGAGGCCCGGGAAGACGAGGCCGGCCGCCAGCGCGAGATCAAGCGCGGCACGAAGCGCATCGACGAGAAGTTCCGGCAGTTCAACGACGGCTACTTCAAGAAGCAGCGTCAGAACTTCCTGGGCTACGCCACTCCGCAGCTCGAGGACCAGTACGGGAAGGCGCAGAGGGATCTCACCTTCGCCCTCGACCGCTCCGGCCTGTCGAACAGCTCCGCCCGGGCCCAGAAGGAGGGCGAGCTCACCAAGCTCTACGACACGAACAAGCGGCAGGTGGCCGACCAGGCGCTCGACTACGAGAGCAAGGCCCGGAACTCCGTCGAGGACGCCCGCACCAACCTGATCGCCACGTTGGTGGCCCAGGGTGACGCAGGCGCTGCCGCCAACCAGGCCGTTTCGCGGGCCGCGGCCCTGTCGCAGCCGCAGGCCTACTCGCCGCTGGCCGACCTCTTCACCTCGTTCACGAGCGGCCTGAACACGCAGGCGGCGAACGAGCGCGCGGCCGCGGCCTCCGGCGGCCTCTACAAGCCCCGTTACAACACGGGCCTCTTCAATTCGAACAACGCCGTCCAGGTGAGCTGACATGTGCGACCCCATCACCATCGCGGGCATCGCCCTCTCGGCAGGTGGCATCGCGGCCAACACGATGGCCCAGAACCAGATCCAGGATGAACGCAAGGGCGCCATGACGGCCGAGCGCATCCGGCAGCGCCAACTCGACCAGGAAGCCTCCGGCATCAACGCCCGCTCGCAGGGCCGCTACAACGACTTCGAAGGCAAGCAGGGCCAGGAGGCGGAGCGGCTTGGCGACTATTTCGGCGAGCAGGCCCCCTCGACGCCTACGACCGAGGAGGCCCCGGCCTCCGACAGCAACGTCGTGAACGCCGAGATCAAGAAGCAGCAGGGCAAGGCCGCGGCCTACGGGACGCAGCAGGACGAGAGCCTCGGGAAGCTGCGCTCGTTCGGCGACCTCATGGGCGGCATCGGCCGGCTGCAGGCTCGCGATGCGGGCGAGATCGGCATCCTCGGCGACTTCAAGCGGAACTCGGCCAACGTCCTGCCCCTCGAGCTGGACGCGGCGAACTCCGCCGGCAATGACATGAAGATGTTCGGCGACATCCTGGGCGGCCTCGGCAGCATCGGGGTGAGCGCCGGGCTTGGGGGCGGCCAACTTACCGGGCTCACGGGGGCCGCCCCCGCAGCCCCGAAGGTGGTGCCGACGGCGAAGACCGCGATCGGCGGCGCGGCCCCGACGCTTCCGTTCTTCGCGCGGAGCAACCGCTTCTCGCTCTACCCGTCCTGAGAGGCCCCATGCCCGAGCGTCCCTACCACGACCCCCAGATCGCGGCGGCAGTCGGCAGTCTCGCCAAGGCCTTTGCTCCGCCCTCCGGCGCCGATGCCTATGGTTGGGCCCGGGCGGCGGCCGAGCGCGCCGAGCAGCAGCGTCTGGCCGACGTCTGGGCGGCGGCCACGGGCGGCGCCGACCAGAGCCAACTTGATCGGATGGGGGTGGCCGCTGGCCGCTGGACCCCGAACCAGAGCTACTACTCCGTCGATCAGGGCAACCTGACCTCCCGGCAGAACAACGCTGCCGACAACGCCCGCGCGCTCCAGCAGACGGGGATGCAGCAGCGTGGCGAGACGGAGCGCACGATGCTGGCCCCGGTCGCGCAGGGCGCGACCCGCTTCGTTCCTCCCCAGCTTGCGGAGCGGTTCGGCGTGCCCGGCATGCAGATCGGCGCGGTCTCGGCGAACCCTGGCGAGCAGGTGACGCTGCCGGATGGGCGGGTCATCTCCGGCGCCCCGAAGCCGGTCACCGAGGCGGAGGCCCGGGGCGCGGCGTTCCAGGGCCTGGATCCCCGGCTGCAAAAGGCTGGTGTCCTCGGCAACGTCAACACGACGGAGACGATCGGCGCCGACGGCAAGCCGCGCGTGGAGTTCAACTCCGAGGCGGCGGTGCGGGGCGCGCAGCCGGTCGAGAAGCGCCAGGGCGAGGCGGCCTCAATCAAGAACTACGTCTCGCCGGATGGCACGAAGCGCGGCACGGCGGCCCCCGGGCCGGACGGGAAGCTGCGTGACACCCAGACCGGCGAGGAGATCCCGGCGGGCTCGACGTTCTTCTCCGGCGTTGCCCAGGGGGCGCCGAGCGAGTTCGGCCCGAAGACGACGGAGCGCGAGGGTGTCTACGCCTACGGCGGCACGATGTCCGAGCAGGCCGTGAAGGATCTGAACGCCGCTTTCTCCGATCCGTCGAAGATGCCGTCGGCGCAGGACTACATGCTCTTCAACACGCAGCAGGGCGCGCCGGGCATGGGCGGCGTCACGAAGATGCTCACGCAGAACATGATGTCGCCGGCGGGTCAGCTCTTCTACCAGAACCTCCAGGCCGCGCTGCCCTATCAGTTGATGGTGCAGTCCGGCCAGGCCGTGACGGAGCAAGAGTACCAGCGCAAGCTGTCCGAGCTGATGCCGGTTCCGGGCGAGGATCCGACCGTCACGCAGAACCGGATCCGCAACTTCAACACCTATCTCCAAGCCGTCCGCGGACTGGCCGGCGCGGCGTGGGATAAGGCGCAGGGCACGACACCCGGCGGCGCTCCGGGCGCCTCGGCCGCCTCCGGTCCGGTGAAGTGGGTGCGTGACCCGAAGACCAACCGGCTGGTGAGGCAGCAATGATCGTCGAGATCGACGGACAGCAGCACGACGTCCCCGACGACATCACCGAGGAGGAGCTGAACCAGCTCTTCCCGGCGCCCGCTGCCGCACCGGCCGCTCCCGCACAGCCGGAGGGCTGGGGCGACTACCTGAAGCGCCAGGTGATGATGTGGCCGCAGTCGATGAACCGCATGGCCACGCGGGCGATCACCGGCATCCCTGACCTGGCGCTGGCCACCGGGGCGGCGCTGCGCAACTCCAAGGTCGGGCAGGCGCTGGGCGCCGTGCCGACGGAGGGCGTGAACCTCGGCAACATGTGGCTGGACGCCACGAACACCCCGCGCCGGGGAGTGCACCCCGTCAACGACTTCGTCGAGGGGATGGGCACTGCGGCCCTGTCCGGCGGCATGGGTAGCGGGGGAATGGTCGCGAACGCGGCCCGGCTCGCCGGTTATCAGGCGCTGGGCGAGGCCGGGCAGGCAGCGGGCCAGAAGGTCGGCGGAGACCTCGGGGGCATCCTCGGCTCGATGCTGGCGCCTGGCGTCGTCCCGGTCCTCGCCCGGGCGGCGCAGTACGGCGGCATGCAGCTTGCCGCGCCCGCGCTGCGGCGCGACGAGAACTCCCCGCTGCCGAGCGGCCAGATCTACGACGCCCTTGAGCGGCAGGGGATCCAGCCGACCGTCGGTCTCGTCGGCAACCAGACGGCGGCCCGGCTGGAGAAGTCGGTCAGCGAGGTGCCGTTCCTCGGCTCCGCGCTGCGCACCGTCTCCAACGCGCAGAAGACCCAGTTCGACAACGCGATCAACCGGGCAGGCGATGCCATCCAGGGTGACGGCCCTCCCGTGGCGCCGGATGTCCAGTCCATCGGCGGTACGCTCCAGGACGCCGCCGGGGCCTCGGCCACGCGCCGGCTGAACGAGTTCGGGCAGGAACGCTCCGGCATTGTCGCCGACGCGGGCGAGAGCCTCCCTGTCGACGTGGGCGGCACCCTCAATCGGATGGCCGCGCTCCGCGACAAGGATGGGGCCGTGCTGGCCCCCGGCCTCAACCGGGTGAAGGGCCTGCTGAACGCCGACAAGATCCGCAAGCCGGAGGACCCGGTCGGGCCCACCCGCCCGGAGGTGCCGCTGTCGCGGCTCCTGGGGACGCGCGATGCCGTCGGCCGGGCCACGTCCGGCGAGCGCACGCTCCCCAAGGGGGCGGAGAAGCAGGTGTACGGCGCCCTGACGGACGACGTGAAGGCGGCCATGGATCAGGTGGACCCCGAGCTGTCGACCCGCTGGACCGACTTCAACCAGCGCTACTCGACGGCGATGGCCCGCGAGCTCACGTCCGAGGGCGGCGATCTCCGGTTCATGCGCGACCTGGGCGATCGGGCGACGATGCGCCCGGACGAGGTCCAACGTTTCGTCTTCGGCAACAAGAGCAACCCGGTCCCCATGCAGGCCGTGAGCCAGAACGCGCCGAAGGCCTACCAGGGCGCGGCCTCTGGCCAGTTCCTGATGGAGGCCGGGCCGACGAATGGTGGCCGCACGGGCTACTCCGAGTTCTCGCCGAACACCTTCCTGACGAACATGTCGGCCCGCGAGACGGGCGGGACGCTGCAGCCGCTCGTCGGCGACCAGGCACCCCGGGTGTTCGACCTCATGGACGTGGCGCAGGCCTTCCGGGACGCCGGCCGGCAGGAGAACGCCTCTGGGACCGCGGGCACGGCCTTCGTGCAGTACGCCCTCACCAACCCCGCCGCCGTCCTCGCCAACCTGCCCCAGGGCGTCCTGGCGAGCATCTTCACGACCGGGGCGCTCACCAAGCCCGAGTTCGCCCAGGCCGTCGCCGGGCGGAGCAAGGGCATCGTGCCCTACGTCGATCTGCCCCGCGGCGTGCGCTCCGGCTACGCCGCCGGGACGGGCGCCCTGGCCGATCTCTACGCGGGCATGCCATGACCCCGGCGATGAGCTACACGCAGAACTATCTGGCGAGGAAGGGGTTCGACCCGCGCTTCCAGACAGCCCTCGACCAGTTCCTTGGGGCCGCGCCGGCGGGCTTCCTGTCGACTAAGTCTGGCTACCGGAGCCCGGAGCGGCAGGCGCAGCTCTGGCAGTCCGCGCTCCAGAAGTACGGTTCGCCGGAGGCCGCGCGGAAGTGGGTGGCCCCGCCGGGCCGCTCCAACCACAACCACGGCCTGGCGGCGGATCTCGGCTTCTCCGGGCCCGACGCCATCAAGTGGGCCCACGAGAACGCGCCGAAGTTCGGTCTCGGCTTCCCGTTGTCGAACGAGAACTGGCACGTCGAGCTCGCCGGGATCCGGGGAGGGCAGGGAGCGCCAGCGGCCTCGCCCATCCAGGCCGCGGCTCCCGGCGCGTCACTGGCGCAGTCGTTCGTGGGCGCGGCCCCGGAGATGCCTGTCGATCCGGTCGCCCTGATGCCGGCGCTTCCAGCGCCAGAGAACCCCATGCTGACGCGCACCGCGCTCATGGAGAAGAGGGAACGCGAGCAGGCCGAGATCCAGCAGCGCCGGCAGGCCCTGCTGGGAGGGAACCTCGCCTCGACCTTCGCCTAGTGGCGCACGTAGCGGACAGGGCCGCCGCGGCGAACACGCTCCGCGTCGACATAATCCCGGGCGGCCTGACGGTCGGCGAGGCATCCCTCCCAGTAGCCTCTCCAGTATCCCTTCCAGGCGCCGATGAGCCACGCGGCAGCGGCCACCGCGGCGTAGGGGAGGAGCCATGTGTACTGCCAGAGTTCTTCCATTCGAACCTCCTGCGCCCAACTCTGCGCCCAAGATATGGTACAGGCCGCCCAACATACAAGGCTAAAGTGTTGAACGGCCTGTATTTATGGTTGCCCAATACCCGGTACAGCTGATACTTTTCCGTCGGAAGACTGTAGGATCTTGTAGGATCTACGGTTTCTCTGCTTTTCAAGCACTTAGGAACTGTTGTAGGCCGGTCACTGTCGGTCGTTGTCGGCCACTGTCGGCTGAGAATGGCGCCCAGCCGGGGCATTTGCGCCCAAGGAAGTGCTCGACCCGAAGAGCCTCCGTCGAGCCTCCGCGACCTCCGCCTGATAGCCCGCGTTGACGTCCGGGGTGGTGTGAACACGGAACTGGTCGAGCGTGGAGACCCTCTGCTCCTGGCAGGCCCGGACAATGTCCTGCACGTAGCTCTCGTCGAAAACGTTCATGCCAGCACCCCTCTCCGCTTCTCTTCCAGGGCCGCCTCAAGCTCCTCGATCGTCATGCTGTCGAGGACGACACGGCGTTTGCCGCGCTTGTTGAGCGCTTGCTCGGCGGTTGTCGCCCAGCGGCAATTTTCAGGGGCGTAGGGACCGTTGTTGTTTATGCGGTCCAGTGAATGTTTTCGCGAGGGGCGCGGGCCCATGTCAGCGAAGAAGGCCTCGAAGGATCTCTCCCACCTCTCGCATACCGTGATGCCCCTCCCGCCGTATAATGGATAAGCATCGTTGGCCGGGTTGCCGCATCGGTAACGCATCGCGTTCCAGATCCGGTATTCGGCCGTGTTGGACAACCCATGTTTGGTGTGGATCTCGGCGCGGGCACACCCGCAGCTCTTGGTCCGACCCTGGGTGAGGTTCGACGATGAGGTCTCACCAACCCCGCCGCAGTCACAGACGTAGCGATACCGACCCCGGCCGGCGTACTGGTCGATGCGAACTCGTCCGAAACGCTGGCCTGGGGCCAGGGCGAGACGAACCTCACTCCGAAGACAGCCGCAGCTCGATACTACACCTTGCGCTAAGTGGGTCGATGCCGCGAGACGATCCCGCCCGCAGTCGCACTTGCAGCGCCAGACGACTTTGTTGTCGTAGCGTTCTGTCGTGGGTTCTACCACGACGAGCTTACCGAATCGCCTGCCCGCTAGCTCACGCATCTCAACCTCGCCCTGCTGATCGTGTTGACCGGATCCCTAGTGTCTTCCGGCATGTGATGACCGTACACACTC